ACTTGATCTTTAGGGTGTTCCAGCAGTTCACGAGCTTTAACAACCTCCTAGTTTCGAAGGTTCGGATCAACTGAGCTTAAACGCCCAGTAACTGTTACGTGCTGAGTGAGTGTGGGATGTATTCGACCATTTGGATCTGCCCACTTAGCTAGTCCCTCTACATAGGTGCCATTGATCTTATTCACTTTTCTGAGGTTGGTGATAAGTTTACAAACCTCTATGCCTTCTTCAGCATATGCGGACAGAACACTTTCATCAGTGGAAGGTTCTTGCGTCTTAGTCTTCTTGAGAGGTTTGAGCCCTAGCTTATCGAATAGTAACCAACGTAGCTGTGGAGTACTTCTTAGATTGATCTCTTTGCCAGCTATCTTGTTTATCTGACGTTCTAGTTTGGCTGCAGTAGAAGCTAGCTGTGGCTTTAGATCTTCTAGATAACCAGTGTCTACCATGATACCACGTCGGATCATGTTGAATAGGACTCTGGTGAATGGCATCTCGATCTTACAGAAATAATCCCACAGAGACTGTCCATCTATCATCTCTTCTGCTGCCAGTTTATCTCTAAGCACATCTTTTACTCGAAGAGTGGCATAGGCATCAAAGGAGGCGTAGTTAATGGCTCCACGGAAGTCCTCTTTTAGTCCTCGAAGGAGTCTGGTTTCAACAGTATCCTCTTTGTGTTTCTTCTCAAATGTGTCTTTGAAGCTGACCATATTAAGACCACAATAGTGAAGGGCGGTATCCTTCAAACCATGAAAGCCAGCTCTGTTTTCATCGTGTAACCAGTCCATGGCTAGTGTGCAGTAGGCATTCCCTTTTGGTGCACGTACACCTGAATTGGTCAGCATACAAAAGTCAAATGTCATGTTGGTGAGCCACCAAGTTAGGTCACTGTCTTGTGCTAGCTCTTGATCAAATATAGGAAGCATATTCCTACTGAAGCAGTAGCGAATACTTTCATCCGGGCAAGCAGACCAAACAACTACGTGATCTTTCCAGCGATTGAGTCCAGTAGTTTCAGTATCTATAGCTGCTTCTCCGGTGTCTCGAACGTGTTTTACAAACTTCATCATAGCTTCTGGGTTGTCCACCCAGATTACTGGCGGTAGTTCTTGTATTACTCCAGGCAATGCACGGCCCTCCTGTGGCAGGTTATCGAGTAAAAAGAAACCCCACCCTCCAAAGAGGGTGAGGCTCTAGGTTCTACTTGTTGAAGTTAGCTTTCCCGTATTCACGGGCCTGGGGACGGTCATCCTTTTGAGGATTTCTGATTCCAAGGATTTCGGCTTGGATGTTCATTGGATCAGGAGAAAAGATCTCAGAGAAGTTGTATGGCTTTGCCATCTCCATCAGATCTTCTGAGAGAACTGTTGGTGTCCAGCGAACAACCTGAACGGTTGAGCTAGCACCTTCCCCTTGTCGTTTCACTTCGATATCACAGTCAAACAGAGACCGTGGTTTTGGGTCTTTGCATTTTGCTGCTGTGTTACTGCACTCAAGTTGGGTGAGTAACCAGCCAACATGTCCACACCTGCACTTATATGGAGAACCGGTAATCCGGTAGTATTCGGCTGCCTGTTTTTCATTGGATAGGTCGAAATCAGAAACTGAGATCACTGGTTGACCGCATTCTTCACAGTCACAAGTGATCTTTTCTATTGTTCCTATTCCACCACAGTTTGCACAGTCTTTTTCAATCTCGTCTATGGCTCCGACTAGATTGTTCAAGTGACCCAGCCCCATGCTCCAATGGATCTTCTTACCGAAGCTCTTGGGTAGCTTGGCTGCACAGTAATCACACTTGCGACCAGTGCATTGTTGCTTATTGGTGATTTGTTCACCCTTGTGTGGGCCGTTCTCATAAACGAGAACCTTGCCATCTCTTTCTACAGGTACATCATGATACCAGTCTAGGTGTATGCCGTTGAAGGCATGCATAAGTCTGCGAGATACAGTGCGGTGAGACTGTTCCACACCTTCCGCTGTTTCTCTATCAAACTCATCCCAGCCTAAGCACTCTCCACCAGTGCGTTCAGGACGTCCATTGACCAGAGTCCACTCTGCAGAGGTGATAAAGCTCTTATTGGTTCGAGCACTGTAAAAGGAGATGTACTGATAGTAGTGTCCTTCTTCTCCGTCTTTGGACATGTACGCACCTGGCAGCAACCGCACTTCTGTGGGTGTTACCTTTGGTGGTGCCCATTTATTACCCCATCGGATACTGAGAGAAGAACCTCTACTCTTACCTCCGTTTCCAGAGCTTGTTCTACTCGTGATGTAACCATGCATTCTCTGGGCTGTTGAGAGACTTCGATTTGGTGAGTATTCCATGTTTTTCCTTCCATACGTTCAGTGGTAGTGCTGTGTCGAGTACTGTTTGAATTTCGATCTTATTTAGATTGTCTGGTTGCGCATTGTCTTCGTATTCTTCTGGGTAATTACATACTAGGACGCGCTGTCCTCTTGCAATGAGTCTGTCTCCTGCGTCTGCTGATCCTTCCTTTCCGGCCTTGTTATTGTCTAGGAAGATGATAACCCAGCCATCATGCTTCGCTAGTGTGGCCTCTTGAACGATGCTCATTCTACTACCTTGTAAGGCTACTGTGTTGTCAAATCCTTGTTGTAGCATCCACAGGCATGCTTTGTAGCCTTCTACTAGGATTACCGCATCCAGATCTGTGTAAAACAGTTTTGGATACACATTGCACATGTTCCACAAAAAGTGGTGGTTCTTGATCTCATACTGAGCATACTTGGCTCTCTCAATAGGATCATCTGAAGCAAATCGAATCAGGTCTTCCTTCTTGTACACCTTGTATCTTGGAAAAGCGCCAGTGACTGTACGGCCAGAGATGCCTACCAAGTCACCATAGGTGTCTCTAATTGGAAAGGTGATCCGTTCATATTCTTTGTCGAAGCCTATGTCCATCTTCTGTAAAAGAGCTTCATCAAAACCGTCCTCCACTAACTTGATCGGACAGTAATCGAACACACCAAGCAGGCTCTCTTTCAAGAAGTGTTTGCCATGTAGATCGTATGTTTTTGGTGGAGCCTTTATTCTGGCTTCTCTTGACAACTGTAAGATGAGATCTACTTTTGCTGAGCTCTCTCCCATGGCCTTTAGGAACTGAGCAAACGTACCCTTCTCTCCACAGGCGTGGCAGTAGTACAGACCATTATTCAGATTGATGTAGAAGGATGGGGTTTTCTCCATACCTGATTTGTGAAAAGGGCATGGCCCTCCGATATTGAGATTACCGGAGGGCTTTATGAATCGTAGATATTTCTGTGCAGCTTCAAGCACCACATCAGACATCGCCACGGCCTTTAGCTCCTTTTCTTTGTATGTTGATGGCATTCTTTGGCAGCCCTTTTGCCTTCTTATCTGGTTCTATATCGTAGTTAGGCATGTGTTCTGGAATGTAGTTAGTCCAGAACACCTCTTTAATATCTCTGGCGTCATTAAAGATCAAAGGTGCCATGACAGGTTGTTTGTCCAAAAACTTAGGACCAATGTCATCAGTTACTTGTCTATACAGCTGTGTATAGTTGGTAGCTGGGTCTCCGTTAATGGCAAAACCAGCAATGTTTGCTTCACGGGAAGCTGTGATAGATAAAGCCAGTTCGTTATGGAATCTGTTTATCCGTTTCTTTATGATCTCGATGGCTAGATCTGTGTCTTGCGCGTACGAATCTGAGAAGGACATGTTGACTGCTGACTTGCCTTGTTGGTCTTCCTTCTCACTGGCTCGATTTGCCTGGAGAGTAGCAAGGATCGGACGTTTTATGTCTTGTGCTAGGTCTTTCAGGTCTTGTGATATAGCCGCTTGATCATTCCATTTCAGTGATCTGGCTCCTTGTTCTCTATCATTCCTCATCAGGTACACAGCATCTGCGAATACCATGTCTGGCTGGAAGTCTTCGATCTTATTGCGTAGTCCGCGTACACCACCACCATATTTACGGTCTTGCCTGTCACTAGTGATGACTATACTTTTATTACTACCTGTCTCTAATCTACAGGTAGCCTCATCTTGCTTCATGCTGTCCATCATGGCGTAGAAGTGTTGCTCCATTGAGCCACCATGCGGATGAGGAATGGAACTTAGTCGACCATGCTTCCAATCGTCATAGGCTGCTCCAATCAATAAGCAGACACATCTTTCCATCATCTGCTCAGGAGACATCTCTCTAGTGTAGATCAACACCTTTCTACTGGCATAATCATAAGCATACATACAGATGTTTAGTGCTACCCACGTTTTTTGACTCTTTGGCCTGCCGTAGAAGATGATGTACTCCCCATCCTGCATACCTCTGGTCTCTTCATTTAAGATCTTCCAAGGGTAAGGTACGCCTTTGAGTACTCCTCTATTCTTATTCTCTTCGTAGATGTACTTCACTGCAGCGATAGAGTCAGCGACAATGATATCTGTGCTGCCTCTTCTCTGTTTACCTATCTCCTGAAGCTCACGCTCAAGATGAACAAGTGCTTCATCGGGTCTGTCTTGCCAATCATTGAGATAGGCAGATAGCTTAGCTAGCCTTGCACTAGCATCATGCTTTTTGAAGTCCTCTATGACAGAGGACATCTTCATGCGATCTGGTGGAGGAAGGTCTACTGAAGAGAACTCATGTTCGATCATTTCTCGTGTCGGAACATCACCACCAGTCTTTGCATTATGGTAATACCCTAACAAGAAATCGAATATCAATCGAGCGTCTAAGTCTGCTATATGATCAGGACGAATACATGCGTCTAGTGCTGCTCTCATCCCTGTAGGGCCGACATCAGCTATTTTTGCGACAAGCTTTAGATCTTTGTTTGCGGCCATGGGAATACTCCTTTCACTTGGCTAGTTCTATGGATATGATCCCTCCTTTGTTAAGAATGACCCTACACTTTCTCAGATCATGATATATGCAGATACAGTAGCGATCTGACCACACCAGCTCACCTCTATGTAGAGTGCTTGTGCTAGTAGTAACGTCTACTTTCTTGCCATACATCTTCTTGATCTCACTATTCCAGTTCTCGTGGACATTGAGCAGGTCTTTGAGCTCATTGACGTTCTTCTCGAGTTGCCTTACCTTGCTTTCAAGTACGGCTGTGTCGCTTGGTCTCATGTGACTCCTTTCGAGAAACGAGGGGGAGTAAGGCTGCGCCTGGCTGTAGTGCAAGTCAAACAATTCTTGACCTACACCACAGTTAGTGGCGCAGACTTCACTCCCCCACAATAGGTTGTGGTTACGCTGCGGCAGCGAGAGCAGTCAAAGTGGGTGCCTTGGAGAGTAGGCGACCAGCCATCTCTTCCAGTTCTACCCTCTTGTCCATGTCCTCATTTACGTCTTGTGCAGCACGTGTGATTGCTTGGAGAACACCGTACATATTGTCCAGTGGCTCCAGCTTGAAGGCATCTTGTGCAGCCTTGATGAATACTTTGGTTGCCTCAAGCTTGGTTAGTTGCATCTCAATCTCCTTGTTAGCATCATTGATCTTGATGCTGGAGAGGAGCTGCATTTTAGTTCTGGTTGCGAGCCAACGAGCATCGAGACTGTTGAATACGTCTCCTAGTTGTTTATCCAGAGCTGCTTCTTCGATGGGGCGGTGCTGTCTGTAGAGAAGGCGGCTTTCACCAACACTAATGATCATTCCGTTCAGACAGACCAAACGGAAGTTGAATTCATCTATGATGACTGCAGTATAACCGACTTCGGAGTTACGCATGGTAAGACCTGGGTATACATAGTCAGCTTCTGGTAGGTTCCCTGACCGCTCTGCGATGTCGTAGATGCGGCGAACATCAGGGTTGGAATGCATACGGTCGATGGGACCAAGGTTGATAGGTTCCTTGGCCACCAAGGTGTAATAGTTGCAGTGGTCATTACCCCACACAGCATGCTTATTGTGGTGGTCCTTCATGAAGCCGAGAGTATCCAACTGACGGGAGAACTTCTGTTCACACCGGTCAAAGATTTTCTCGTCATCAATTGGTTCATAGGTAGGGGACAGTACTGCTCTCATGTACCCATCGGCCACCTTTAGACCAGGGGCACCCTTGCGGTATCGCTTGGTTCTGATCTTACAGCTCTCACCACTGTAAGTGAACCGCCGTTGCAGCTCCTCTTGTATCTGGGCCGGGTTTACCCACTTAGTATTGAACCACTTATCCCACTGGATACCCAATTTTTGCCCAAGCTGATGCTTTGACCAGTCTGTCATAACAAAGGAGCCCAGGTTCGGGATGTCCATATTCAGGTCATTGTTCACTCGAACATCAGACATCTTGACTACGATGTCTGGGTTCTTCAGATCGTGCTCTTCTGCTATCTCTTGTCGTACTAGGTCAAACTTGATCAGCTTCTTCGAGTCCTCTAGCCTCAGTCCTCTTGTCATTGTCATTTTTCTCCGTGTTTGGGTTCAGTTGTGTTGCAAAGTGTCTTGGTATTAGATCTTCTTCCATCGAAGCAATAAGCTCTTTCATAAGCTGTAGTGTGTCTTCCGACCAGTTCTTTGGATTGGCTGTGCACTTACCGTGTGTTCCAACTACACGAGTTAATTTGTGGTCATATTCCACTAGAGCATACACAGCGTTCATTACGGTACCTGAGTCTGGGAAGTTGGTGACTGTTATTTCAGTCACTTGTAGTGCATTGATTCTACTCTCCGCTTCACAGGCTCTCATCCGTTGTTCCTATCAAAGCTCTTGAGATAGGCTCCCATCTCTTCAGCTCCCTGCTTGGCTTTTTCTTCTGCCACTATTCCTGCTTGATGAATGGCTTCCATGATTGAGTGGACGTCTTGGTTACATGCCACACTGACTGTTACTGTGGATTCGACAGTTAGCCCAGCATCACGAGTACTGAACCAGTTCTTGAAGCCACGAGTGACAGTGATATTACTGAGACCATCTCCTACGGGAAACGGCATCTCGAACTGCTGATCTAAGTCCTTTTCTTGACGAATACGATTACCATCTGTTTTAACCTTCTCTGTTGCCTTACCTCTTACAGAAGCACTAGCTGGTATGTTTAGTCCTGGTATCAGGCTCTTTGGCATGTTCTTCCTTTGATTTTACTTGTTGTCCGCATCGGCATAACCAACTAGTGATCGTGCCATTCTCTATTATTGGAGTTTCTGGCTCATGGTCACAGCCAAACAGATCTTCACAATCTAAGTCACTGGTCATACTCAGTCTCTTGGTAGTGCAGGTAGATTGAATGGTTTTGGTGTTCCAGGCATAGATGCAGGATTCTGTGCATCTTCGTGATAGGCATCCCTCACTATGAGTGGGTCTACCTCTCCCTGCCTAAGCATCTGCTCGAGCAGAGGTTTGTTCAGCTCATAGGAAATTTTCCTGGTTAGAACCAGGTCTGCTTGTCCCACTGGTAGGTGCTCTGATAGGAAGTCGGTATCATAGTACCGATCAACTCTCTTCTGTGCACCTATTCCATTGTAGACAAGCTGGTTCCTATCAGATCTCTGTAGCTCTGCTTTCACTTCTCGTACTGCAGTGTCTAGTGCGAGGTTTCTTTGTTCTACTAGGTTGTAGAACTCTTCAAGCATGGGTCTGTAGGCCGGGTCCTTCATGAAGGCTCGAAGCTCCTCATCTGCTTCTTTGAAGAGTCTAGCGTTTCGTTGAGCTGTGCTCTCTGGCGGCGTCTCAGTTGTGGTTTTTACCTTTTTCATTGACGCCTCCTATTGAAATAGGTGTTTATCTTTGGTCCGTCTTTTACCCAAAATATTTCTAGGCGTGGCCCATAGGGACCATGTATAGGAAATCTGACTCCATGATATTGAATATCCCAACAATAGTATTTTCCTACATACCAGTTCTTTTTATAGAACACTGTTACCATCTCACCTATCCTAAATACTTTGTGCTCAGTCTTCTCTGTCTTGGTCTTCTTCTTCTTCTTCGACACCGTCTTGGACCTTTCTTGGTTTAGGTGATGGTTCATCCTCTGCATCTGGTGGTACTACTCCGTAGTATTTCTCTCTTAGGTAGTCGAGAATGTTGACTATGTTACTGAAGTCTTGAACAGTTGGTTCCCACAATGCTGTTGGAGAAGTGTGGTCAGAACTATCAGCTAGTTGACCGAGTTCATATGTAGGGAACACTGGATATCTTACTTCAGTCTTGCGCCCCATCATGTGCATGGTCTGTATTTCTCCATGCAACCGAGCTGTCTGTGTTCCTTTGCCAGTCAATGCTTGCATGGCCGGTTTACCAAAGGCCACTATTAGTAGAGGGTCTACTATGTAAATGGTCTCCATCAGGCGATCACTACAGGCCAGCCTCTCCTCTTTCTTCGGGTCTCTGTGGCCAACAAACTTCTTACCGGTTCGTTCATCTTCTTTGATGAGCTGCGGATAGCAACACACAATGTTGGTTATGTAGACATCTTCAGTTCTACTTAATCGAGCGCCGTCAAGGAACTGGTTCAGGACATATCCAGATTTACCCCGGTAGGGCCTACCTAGTTTATCTTCATCATCACCAGGACCTGTGCCTATCAGCATTAGATCTGCGTTCGGATTGCCTTCACCAAATACTATGTTCCGTCTGGTTTTGTGGAGTGGGCATCTGGTACACCCTTCCCACTTTGCTTGTAGCTCAGCGAGTTTTTCTGCTTTGTTCATGCTTCTTCCTGGGTACTTTGTGTTTACCAAAAGCTCCGCAGTGTATCCCATCAATACATGTATGAGACGGCCACGGATTCTCACATCGTTTTTTGGTCGGCTTTGCACGCTTCAGTACTGTTACGATGGTGTCTACTTGTAGTTCAGTTCCTGGTGGTAAATCCCATCCTGGAATCTCTATAGGTGGACGCAAGATTTGATAACCGTGACAGCCGGAGTCACACCAGCCTATTGTGCTGTATTACTTTTACCTTCATTGATCTCCTTTTCTTTGACACATACGGTAATACTCGGCACGGTGCCGAGTATTACCAACTGCGTTATCAATGATCTAGCTTTTTGGTATATCGTGAGCTATCACTAGGCCAGATTGCTGGACTCTGAGCTTCTGTTCTAGGTCTAGACAACCTGCCATCAGCTGCTTCAAATTTGCCGACAGTTCGTGAGAAGTCTCCACATCAATGTAGCTAGTTGCTCTGATTCGAATCTCTGCTCCTGAGTTGGACATCGGAAATGGGTATACCTTGGTGGACGCCATGGTATTTGGTCCCTGTGGAGTCATTACAGTCATGATCTGATGTTGGAAGATTCTAGTGTTTGTCAGTTTTATTGGGATACCGTGCTGCATATAGTTTAGAAGCTCTCGATCATCCATGTCAGTCTGTCCGATGTACATGTAGTTTGGATTACTGTCTCCTAAGATTACAGTTCTCATCAGTTAATTCCCCTTTGTACTCGCAAAGCTTTTCCTGCGGCACTAGCAGCTGTGTCTCGTACATATTTGAGTCCCAGTTTTACTCTGTTCTTTTTGAAGTCCTCAATTGACTGTCTAATAGACATGCAATTCTCAGTTCTCATTAGTTTATTAGTTTCTGAGTAGTCGGCCATAAGTGGGAGGACATTTTGACTCCCCAATAGGGATGCAATTTTTATCGACTGCCTTATCATCAGTTCATTTCCTTGATGGTTCTCTGCGTCCGTAAGGTCTTTCCGGCGTTACTGTTTGCCAGACCTAGAGCCCCTTCAACCGTGCTCAGTCTTTCCTCTACTTGTGCTGCTCTTTGTTCTGCCTTAGTTAGTCTCTCCTCAGTGGCTAGATTCTTCTGTACTAGTTCTTGGTGTTGCTCATATGGTACAGTGTTGATCACGGCTTGGTTCATAGCCATATCTACCATATCTAGTTGGAACTCCCCAGCTACCTTAGAGTTGCTGTGTAGCGCAATCAGTAGACACATTTTGAGAGTGTATAGGTGCATGTTTCCTCTAACATATGGGAGGCCAAAAACTTCTCTATTGGCTTGAAAGAAACTTATGGCTTCTGGATAGTCGGATATAGAATTGGCGGATATTTTATCCGCCAATTCATTGACAGACAAAATATTCGCTGAATTGATATATCGGGTAGCTCTTCCTAATGTGGCATACGATATACCAAGTGCTCCTGCTAGAGCTCTTCCAGTAGTGACACAGGACTCTGGCGTGTCTCCAAACTGGATCATAGGGAGTTTCAGTCTCATTGTCTTTACAGTTACATTTTTTGGATTCATTTCTTGTATCGCTCCTGTTCGTCAAATGGTCTGAGAATTGTGTATTCTAATGGCCCACCCTCATCAGCAGGCCATTCATTGATTAGCTTCTTCAGTTGTCTGCATGCTTTGTGGAATTTTGGTATGAACACATGATCCATGATTACAACTACTGGATGATTTCCACCACCACGATACCCAAGAATTCTACCCATGCCTTGTTGCAGAGTATTCTTTCCACCGTCCTCTACTGCTCCACTACCGAATGGAGTGAGGAAGAAGATAGTGTCTAGGGTCTTTTCATCCAGGGCTTCTTTCACTAACTGAAGAGTCCCAAAGGTTATCTGTCTGGTTCTCAAGGTCTCTATTCTAGCCGCTGGCTTTTCACGACCAGTGCACAGACCAGAGTCTGGAAATCTGTCATGGAGAAGCCGTAGTTGATCTACACTGTGGCTCAGTACTAGAATCTTTCTCTTTTTGCTGATGGGTAGTTGTAGTTTCTCTGCTATGAAATCATTGTTGGCTGGGAGTGCACCCAAGTATGTTCTCAGCTTTGGTACATTGATCTTACCACCAGCATAAACTTTGCTTTCTACATCAGGGTCTCGAGTGTCTATGCTGACAGGTACTTCTTGTATGTAGATACGAGGCTTCACTTCCTGAGACAAGTCCCGGAAGAAGGTGGGCCCAATATGGTACTGATAGATTGGCTCAAGACCGTCTTCTCGGTTCACTGTGGCTGTCAATCCCCAGCGATCTCCATAGAACATCGGAGCTGTGTGGACAAACAGTGGAGCCGATAGATGATGTACTTCGTCATAATAGATGTTACCAAAGTATCTATCAAAGCCTGTTGGTATTTCCTCATAGCGAAGGGACAATGAGTGGATCATTGCCAGAACTATTCCTCTATCTTCCCAGTCCCATTCTGCTGGGTCTCCTTGTACTAATCCAATACCTCCATCTACATTCATGAATGTTTCTATGCGAGCCTTCCACTGATCTATGAGTGTGGTATTGTTTACGATCACTAGAGCTGGTACTTGCTTATGAGCCATGTGTTGTAGAGCTATTTGTGTTTTGCCTTTGCCGCAGTTCGTCACAATGATCCCATTGGCCACAAAGTTGTGGTGTGGGTCGTCACACATGATGTCGTATACGTCCTCTACTTTGTGAGGAATGATTGACTTGATCTTTACTGGTGTAGGTATTCCATAGCCAAAGGCTCTGTCTCCTGGCCTGTGACCGCCTAGATGCTTTTCTTTTAGGAGTACTTCTAGATTGTCTGGGCTATTGTTCTTTGTGTTTTCGTCCTTATGGTGTACGTGGTACACTTTTGGATCAATGAATTTGAGCCAAGAGATCCTCCCACTTTTGAATATCTCTCTATATGCCTGGATGCTTGGTATGCCATTGAGTGTGCACTCAGCTACGAGTCGATGCTCTTCGATCACATACTTGACCCACTTTCCGTGCTGTAGCTCTCTTCTTACAAATGGGTGCTTTTCATACCAGCATAAGCGTCTGTAGGACACCCTAGGTTTTCTGATCGATTTAGGTCGGTTAGCATCTACCAGAACCTCCATCCCCTCTTTCAGTTTGGCTAGTGGTACAAACTCTCCAGATGGAACCTGTACTCCATGATCGTTTGTCAGTCTCAGCTGCTTACCGTCTTGAAGTGTAAGCGTGTAAGTCTGTTTCTTCCCTTGGTACAGAATTCTCAGTATCTTCTGCAGTCCTATTTGACCATTCTTATTGGCTCTTATGTATGTAGGTATAGACAGGTCCCACGGATGATGTTCTCTGCCTAAGGTATCCTTGTGCTTGTAGAATGCTTCTTTTATTGTAGTGCTGAACCCCTTACCGGCCCTATTGAGTCCGATCTTAGTGTCTCCAGACAGACATGATAGATTCAGTAGTCCGCACTTGGCCTCACACATAGCCTTGAAGGCTCTGCGCTGAATGTCTTTGTCTGGCTCAATAGCATCCAGTACTATTCGGCTGTTGAAATTGACTTTGTTATAGTGAGTGGGGCCAACATAGATGATCGGAAATGGAGCATCTTTGTACTGGCTTCTAGGAATGAATTCTCGTGGAACAAGAATGTGTGTATCATTCTCCTCCCACAGCTGCAGGAACTCGATCCCAGTCTCACCCAGGACCGGAAACTCGAGTCCTGCTTTGATAGAGCGGACGTTGACATGTTTCTTTGGTATCCAGAGTTGTCTTCCAAAATATCCGTTGTCTGGGTCCTTACGGACTAGGTTGATCTCCATCTCTCTCCTTACTTGAGTCTGAACACTGTGAAGAATCTATAGAACTCATACAGACCTCCACGAGCTGCTCCGGCTACACCATCTTTGAAGAATCGTGATACTGGATTATCATTTTCACTGATCGGACCAGGGGCCCAGCTACTGAACTCTACTCCACTCTGTGATCTGTAACTTTGACTTTGTTGATATGCGCCTTGTGGACGGTATGGCTGATAAGGTTGATAGGTCCTCAGCGGGTTAGTTGATGTTGGGACATAAGATGATGCCATTCTTGGTGGCCCCATGGCTGCTGCGGATACTCTAGATATTTCAGTACGACAGGTGTGTTGAAAGTTACAGGCAGAACAGTCTGCATCTCTTGAATCGTAGGAGTCGCCATCTCCCCAACAGGCTGGTTTTTCGTTTACATTGACACGGTCGGCATAAGCCATCGGCACTTCCTTTCAAGGGTTTCCCACAGGTTCTCGTTTAGTGGCGAGATTGGGGGGTCATAAGTTAAATGCTTATACCCTTGATTTTCGATTATTTTTACAGCGTTACAGCGTTGTTGACATGACTTGTAGAGAGAACGTACTATCATCCATAGGTACCTAAGCAGGAGACCTCTATGCAAACTGGCACCATCATTGATTTCTATGACGACCCGATGGGGTCGGTTCTTAAAACTAAAGTGGCTCACGCTCAATTACCCGACTATGTCAGAGGGGCAACCTATCAGACAGAAGAGAAACTGGCAGCACTGCCAGACGATGCCTTTGCTTTGATCATGGTGGATAATGGTAAGGCCATGAGAAAGTTTGCTTGTGTGGATAAAGGGAACACGGCCTTGTCTACTCTCTACTTTATGGAGAACAAGGACAAGCTCCCCGAAGAAGCACAGAAGACTGCTGCGGCAAATTTGTGTGCGTACTGTCTCGCTTTTGGGATAGAACCACCTAATGGTCTAAAAAAGCTAGCGGATGTGACTGGATCTCAGATCATGCCTCTTCAATCAGATCCAACTAAGCTACAAAAGTTGAGTGTCATGACTGGTTCTCAGATTGAACCATTCACTTCAGATCCTGGCGATATCAAACCCATTCAATCTAATCCAAACAAGGCTGATGATGTGGACAGCCAGCTCAATGCCAGTAAAACGGCTGGCCTCTATGTGGATGTAACTGGTAAAGAACCAGCTCCAAAGTTTGTGAAGCAGGCTCACTCCAACTATGCCCTCCACAAGTATGGGCAAGGAAGATTTCCTCTCGACTCTTATGGTGATGTGCTAGAGGCAAACCGGTGGTTCGAAGAGAACGGCAAAACACTGCACCCTACCGACCGTCAAGAATACTGCACCAAGTTGGCGGCAAGAGCAGACAGCTTGGGTATTCAGGTAACCAGTACGATCAGAAAATATGCAAGCAAGGGCTTTGCTCCAGAGATGGAAGTTAGAGCGGCTGTTAGTACACGCATGCAGTTCTGGCAGAGCGATGCTCCAGAGCGTGATGCTCTTAATGGCATGCTAGATAAGTATGCCAGTGCTAAGCCAGAAGCCTTTTGTGCAGAACTTACAAAGTTTGATGTTGATCACGGTCTCGATCAGTATTGGGATGACTATGTGATTGACCCTATTGCTTCTACCTTTGGAATGACCAAGCAAGCTGAGTGGACTTGGACACAAGGTGCCGATAGACTAACAGAGGAGTCGCTTACACGGGGAGTCCGGGACGGAAAGAAGATTCACGAAATTTGCGCCTTGTTTGGAAAAGAACTGGCTAGTGAGATCGTAGAGAACCCGAATACGGTATTCGACTCTCTACCATTGGATTCGAAACGTATCATTGCCAGGATTCTCAACGATACTCAATAAGGAGAAGAGACCATGTCCAGTATATCATTCGGTGCACAGAACGAGAAAATCCCTCACTTGACTGAGGGAAAAGATGGACTTGCAGGAGAGATTTATGATCTCCGCTTGGATGTCGATCAAGGCTTTCAGAATTCTGAAGGTCGTGTTGGCTTCCCTGAGCTTGATTGGCTTGTAGGAGCAGAGCCTGCAGCCTCTGGCGCTACGGTTGTATTCCGTGGTCGCAATCTCAATCAGAAGCAGACTTTTGATGCTCTCACATTGAGCTCGAGTACTGCTCAGCTTGTCATCACCGCCATGAAGCCAGGTAACAGCGGCATCAAGGTGGTAATGAATGCTGCTGCTGGAGCTGCTTCTGTTGCCTACTCTGAATATGATTCGGCATCTTTGACCTCTAATGGTGCTGTGATCAACTTTGTGGCGGTAGCTCCTGGACCTTCTGGTATACAGGTTCAGATCTTGGCTCCTCAGGGAACCTTGTCTGTGTCTTATGCCAAAGTTGGTAACCTGATCACTATTACGCCTGCTGCTGCTGGTAGTACTGCTGATAACATCGTTGCTGCTCTTGCGGCTAATCCAACCATTGCAGCTTTGGTTACTGCAAGTGTAGGTACGGGTGGAACAGTCAACACTGTAGTAGCACCTACGCCACTAGTTAACGGTAGAGTACTTATCATTCAGCCTGCCGCTGGTGGAAGCTCTGCTTCTGCTCTTGCTACGCTGATCAATGCTAATGGAGCTGGATGCCAGGGTATTCTCTGGGCAACCATTGTAGTTGGTGATGGTACTGTGTTTAGTGGACCTGTAGCTTCGACACCACTTAAAGGTGGCGTTGGAAATTATGATGGTAATGCAGTTACCTTCAGTGGTGTAGCTGCTCTTCCAAAGAACACAACTGGTGCAACTGGTGCTGCTGCTTGGTCGGATACACTGATCACAGTAACGTCTCCAAATTTGACTACCACTACACCGGCACACTCTACTGGTGACAAAGTGGCTGCTGTTATCGAGTCCAATGGAGTAAGGACTGCACCACTAACCATCCAGCTTGGTGGTGGAACAGCTGGTGCTACTGGTGTCACTGGAGCTACAGGCCCAACTGGTCCAACAGGACCAACTGGTGGTACCGGTGGCACGGGTGGTACTGGAGCATCTGGCCACTCCTAAGTAAGACAGGATGGTTGACTACGAGTCAAATCTGCTGGCTGTACTTCAACAAGTCGGCCAGCAGATACCATCTACTCCGAGTGACGATGATTCAGCTGTCCTCGATGCTAAGACAGTTGTACCTACTACAGATCGCTATAAGGTAAACCTGCCTGAGCCCTATGCTCCTCCACCTCTACAGGTGCCAGAGCTGAATACAAGGGCTACTACCCCTGTCACAAATAAGAATCTGTTTGTACACCATGACACTCATCCTGTGGTGTTTGATATAGTTCTGTTGAAGAAGTACAACGCAGACTGGTTTGAGTGGCAGCCTGAAACTTTGTGGAAAGAGATCAAGGAGGACTTTAGGGTTCCTTCTATCTCTGATCATGCTAAAGCTAAAATACAAGCAGTACGAACTCTCCATATTGGAGAGATGTATTGGAAAAACTGGGAGACATTTTGTTGGATCACCCAGGCACTGAATAACAATATCCCAGATTGGCATATTCTACAGAAGCCATCTTTGGCTCAGCTTATGAGTAGTGTGGATATTGCAGAGATGGTTCGTAAGGGTGAGGTATTTGCTCTTGAGGTATGTAGCTTCGTGGCAGCAAGTATGCTGGATGAAGGAGTGTTGTATGCACCTCATCCTATTTCGTTTTGTCAAGATGAGATCAATCGTTATCTGACAGATAGAGGTATCAAATACTCAGATATCGAAGCAGAAGTACAGAGAAAGTACAGAGAGGTCATCAAGACGTCCGGTATTTCTCTTGAAGAGACTGTTGTAGATATACAGGTAGCCAAACTGAAGGTAGCATGGGACTATCAAGCTTTGAGAGGAAGGCAGTTGAAGGAACAGCTGCTGCTACTCACATGAAACACATCACAGAAGATCATATGGCAGCTATGCTCTCTGAGCTTCAGAAAGAGGCTGGTGTGGCGAATGTTTTGAGCAAGGGTGTTAAATACTTATCTGCTGCTCCTTTGCTAAAAAATCTTCCTAGCATTCAGTCTAGAACCGGTCAGATGCTGGCTGGTGGTGCAGTGGGTGCTGGTATTGGGGCGGCTACTGGGGACGAAGGAGATCAATTGCACAGAGGAGTGCTAGGCGGTTTAGCCGGTGCTGGAGCTGTTGGTCTAGGTCATCTTGCTACAAAGAGTGGTAGAGAAGCAGCTGGTAAAGGTATAGGGGACTTCTGGAATAGGCAGAAGTATCAGTTCACGAGTAAAGGGATTGAGGGCACTCATCCAGAGCGTGTGGCTAAGGCGAGAGAGATAGGATTGCTTCCCAAGTTGGAGGCAGATGCTTCCCCAAAAGTGCTAGCGCAAGATGCTGCTGCACAGGAAGCTCTCAAGCATGATTGGTTATCTCTTCCAGGATCTATCCATGGTTTGGTTACAAAGCCAGGCGCTGTGCTCAAGAATTCTTGGAATCGAATGGATGCCTTAGGTAAGGGATTGACTGGTGTAGCTGGTGTTACAGCAGCTTCAGACTTACTACAGAGACCAGATCCGAATGGTCCAGGGAGACTAGAGAAAACGCTGGGCAATGCTGCTGGAGCACTAGGATTCACTGCTGGTCCAGCTGGTATGATACCTGGTCTGTTGCTGGGTGGTTGGACGGGTAAAGCTGGTCAGCGAATTGGCCGTGTTGGTGATCGTTTGATGGGCCATAACCCAGAACAGGCCAAAGTCTATAACCCCACCTATGAGGGAGCTGTATAATGTCTGTAGGTTTAGGTGGCGCAGACTCTTCTGCTCTTAGATTCGCTAGATCTCGAGGTCGTACTGGCAGCTCTGCAGATTACGGTCTGCAGTACCCTAGTCCATTTTTTGATATTGGACAGACTTACTTACCAGCTACCATCAAGCAGATGTTTAGATGGTGCCGTTACTACTTCTTAGTCAATCCATTGATCAATGCAGTGGTAGCTAAGATGGCTGACTACCCAGTCACTGACATCATTCTGGATACAGAGAAACCAGATCTGAAGGACAAGTGGTACCATTTCTTGAATGCACAGCTTAGGTACCGTCCATTTCAGATCGAACTAGGTTTGGACTACTATGCCTACGGAAATGCTCTGGTTAGTATCTTTTATCCATTCGTAAAGATGCTCAGATGTAAGCGCTGCGGTCACGAAAAGCAGGCTTCTGATGCTACATACCGATTTCAGAATTTTGAGTTCCACTGGGAGTGCACTAAATGTAATCACGCTGACATAGCCTTAGTGCGTGATCATTACATTAAGGCTCCAAAGGGTATCCGTTTGCTTCGGTGGAATCCTGAGGACATTGATACTAGATACAACGACATCACTGGTGAGTCAGAATACTACTATACAATTCCAGTTCAGATCAAAAATGACATCATCATGGGGAAGAAATCTACTGTGGAGACTATGCCACAGCTCTTCATTGATGCTTTAAGGCTAAGAAAAGCCGTAGTGTTTTCACGGGACAACATCTATCACTTCAAGCGGCCAACATTGGCCGGAAAAGATAGAGGTTGGGGTACTCCGATGATCCTGCCTGTTCTGAAGGATACATTCTATCTTCAGGTTCTCCGCAAGGCACAAGAGTGTGTCAGTCTAACTACTCAGATCGAAACAATCAATGGTTTGGTTGATGCTAATGAAGTACGTGTTGGGGAACTGGTACGTACTCACACAGGTAAGTGGCAGCTGGTAGAAAAGAAGTGGTATAGGAATGCCCGAGAAGAAGAGGTCGGCAAAAAGATTACACTGTCGGGCCTTCGACCACTCTCAAGTACCTATTCTCCACATCACCCAATACTAAGTATTCGTAGGACGGAGGAGAGCAGAAGATCTGATTCTAAAGATGCTCAAGTATCGTCCGTTATCCTTCGTAACCCACACCTGTATGAGGAAGTGCTCTGTCCCGCAGAGCAGCTTCATGTAGGTGAATATGTCTTGTATCCTCGGTACCTGCCAGTAGGACAAACTACTGTAGATGCAGCAAAGTACACAGGTCTGACATGTACAGGAGACTGGGTATATAGCGGTGTCTGTGAAGAGACAGCACAAGCTTTTGAATCACTAGAACATGGTAAGCATGTTCAGCATGACAATGCTAGTAGAGCAGCTAAACGGTCTCTGAAAGAGGGTCGTACACCAAAACGGATGGAAGCAATTAGACCTATGACAGAGGACCTTGCTTACATATTAGGTTGGTATGCCGGAGATGGAAGCTGTGGTTCCAGGTCTGTGATGTTTTCTCTAGGGAAGGATGATGATTCAAATCCGCTGAAAGAGGCGATCAGAAGAGAGTTTGGTGTAGAAGCTACTGTCGAAGTAGGTGAGTCCATAGATACGATTGTCTTATCAGATGTCATAGTTAGGCATTTAATCAAAGGTTTGATTCCTGGAACAGCTAGACACAAGAAAGCACCACAAGAAGTTTTGAATGGTACTGACGCTGTGAAGCTGGCTTATCTTCGAGGTTTGTGGGAAGCAGATGGTTCTTTTGACCTAACCAGAGCAACGCTGTCTACAGCTAGCAAAGATCAAGCTTATGATGTGTACAGACTTCTATTGCACTTTGGTTGTATTGCATCAATAAATCAACACGAAACTCCAGATCACGTGTTGGATTCTGGTAGAGTGATCAAGGGTGGAGCACATTATCACACGACTGCTTGCCACGCATCCAGGGATAGGTTTGTATCTTTGCTTGCAGGTGTAAAGTGCGAGGAGATAACATCAGGTAAGAGTGGCTTCTTCTGGAAAGAATACTTTGCATCCAGAATTCATGTGATTGAGGAGTCGGAAGAAGAGCAGTACATTGATTTCAAGATCAAAGAAGATACTACGTTCTGCACACCTGGAACAGCGACGAAAAATAGTATAGCGTTAGAGCACATTGTTCCTTTGCGTGTGTTATTCCCACAAGCTGGGTCAGCGACCTCGGACCCATACTGCCTTGCGTCATCCTCTATAGTAGAAGCCAATTTGGGCTATGAGGATGCTGGCAAGATCAAAGTAGGGGACTTGATAAAGACAGTTACTGGAAAGTATGAACCTGTAACTGCCGTGAAAAAGAGACGGGTACGCAATGGTGAGAAGGTCTACAGAATTGGTGTTTGTGGCATGTCTGCTGCTCCTGTAGAGCCCTCAGAGGACCACCCATTCTTTGTTGTGAAGTCTAGTGGTAAGAGGAAAGCTTTGGTCAAGGACTGGAGACCAGACTGGGTACCTGTCAAAGACCTGCAGGTAGGTGACTATGTTGCCTACCCTCTTTCACGCGAGATCAAAAAAGACTTGCAAGTAGATATTGCCCAGTATCTGAAGTCGTATGTGGCTACGGAAGATTGGGTCTATCGTCAGATTACACAGGAAGGGGCAAAGGTCTATGAGTATGTAGAGCAGCGAGAGCAGAGAGCCTTTGCAGGAGGAGAGCTGCAGAGTACTGTTGCCAAGTATGGTTGGTCTGTGTCTACTCTTCAGACGGCTGCTAGTCGCTACAGGCGAGGCCATAGGACATCCAGGTTGCCAAGGTTTATCAAGTGGTCCAAAGAGCTAGCTACGATAGTTGGGTACTATCTAGCTGAGGGAAGCTGCGGAGATCATATTATCTTCTCACTCAACGCCAGTGAGGATTGGATTTGTGATGAGCTAGATGCTGCTTTCATGGCCATTCTTGGGCACGTAGGTGCTAGAAGGCCCAAGGGCGAGAATGGTCTCACGTATGAGATGAATGATTCGATCTTTGCTGAATTCCTTACCAATTTCTTGGGGCACCTTGCACCAAATAAGAGGTTGCCGAAGGAGGTAGTGCACCTACCCGATGAAATCTTGCAGGAGATTGTGCGTTGCCTGATCAATGGAGATGGGGGTGCTGAACAAGGGTACAGAGACAATGGTACAGGTAATCCTTGTCGCACATCTGCTGTTACTTTCACCAGCACATCCAGAGACCTATCTTTCAAACTCCGTGAGCTTTTACTGTACTTGAGAGTGATAGGGCGAGTACACACAACCACTTACGCTACTGGCCCCAATCTCCCTGTCCATCGCGTAAAAATCAACGGAGCCGAAGCAGTCAAGCTGTGGACTATGCTGGGTTGGAAAGTACCAGCACTGCCGGTCAAGAAGGATTGCACTAGGTCCTTCATCCTTGGGGACTATGCTTTCTTTCGCATTCAGAAGAAGGAAGAGATTCAAGGTGTGGAGTTTGTGTATGGCTTCCAGGTTGATGGGGATAAGAGTTTCTGCGTACCTGCTTGTGCCACACATAATACCTCTGTCAATTTGATGGACTGGCATGATCAGATCGCAGGAGAGCTGCGTCGGTGGAGATGTATTACTCCAGAGTCCTTTGTAGAAACACGTGAAGGTCTGCGCCAAGCTGGTAATGTTGGTGTTGGGGATTACCTAAAGAATAGACACGGTAAATTTGAGCGTGTGACCAAGCGGCATGATAGGGCAATGGATGCTGGGGAGTGCGCATATAGATTGAAGGTACGAGGACAACATGCTGTAGATACCGTGTATTCTGAAGAGCACCCTATATGGGCTGCTAAAAAGATCAATAACGGTAATGGACACAAGCTCGGTACAGCAGACTTTATCCCAGTTGCTGAGTTATCACCTGGAGATTATGTTGGTTATCCAACAGCACGCAATATCAACAAGGTAGAAAGACTTGATCTAGCAGAGTATGTAGATAGGGCTGTTACGGCAGATTGGGTTTATATAGACCACACTGATCAAGACGTACCGGAGATTTTTGAGTATCTATCTACACACGGTGAAATAGATTCCCGTAAGGAGCTGCTTGAAGAGCATGGTTGGGGATTGAATTCCTACAAATGCGCACAGGCTGCAATCAGAGAAGGGCGTGTGCTTAGAAGGGTACCTAGATACTTGTACCTAGATCAAGAGCTGGCGTATGTTTTGGGACTATACGCTGCTGAAGGCAACACCACTGCTAAAGGAGTATTTTTCTCACTTCACAAGGACGAGACAGCATTTGTGGATAGATTGGACAGCTTTTTTGCACTCCGTTTTGGTGCCTCTAGAACGGGTGGAGATAAGTCGGAGAATGGAATTCAGATTGCTTACCCAAGCGTAGTAGCTGCTCAGTTGTTCCATGCATTGATTCCAGGTACTGCGATCAATAAGAGCTTACCAGATGTAATTAAATGTGCTCCAGATGATATAGCAGCTGCTGCGTTACGTGGAGTATTAGATGGTGATGGTTCCTACTACGAAGATAAGACAGTGCTGGGAGTATCTAGTAGGCAGTTAGCAGAAGATGCACGCCAGCTACTGTTATCTTGGCAGATACTACCAGGCATATCTTTTGTAAAGGGGCAAGACATTACTATTTGTGGAAAAAAGACTAGAGGTAATGGTTGTTACCTTGTTCAAGTATCTGGGGATGCACACAAGCAACTATCTGCTGTATTAGCAGGTGAGGTGTATTCTGGATCAACTTTCAGTCGAATAGGTCTATTCCGAGACGGCTTCGCCTGGTTCCGAATTGAGGAGGTGACAAAGGTAGAGGTGGATACAGTAGTGGCATTTCAAATGGAAGGAGACAGCACCTTTTGTACATGGGGAGTTGCGACGCATAACAGCGATAACAACTACATACCTATTCTTCCTTTACCGATTGGGCAACAGACCATTGGTGGTGATGGAAGAGCTCTACTCTTGAGCCAGGAGATTAGAGTATGGTCTGAGCACATCATTGCGGGTATGGGCGTACCTACAGAGCTCATTTTTGGTGGACTTAGCTACTCAGGCTCTAACGTATCTTTGCGTATGCTAGAGAATATGTTTCTTGGCTATCTCTCTGATCAACTTGCTCTTCTTCGTTGGGTAATCAAGCGTACTGCTTCATACCTTGGTTGGTCTGAGGTTGGGGCAAGATTCAAGCCATTCAAGATGGCAGATGATTTACAGAGGAAGGCTTATTTGTTTCAGCTTAATCAAGCTGGAAAGATATCAGATGAGTCGCTTTGTTCTGATGCAGACTATGACTCTGCCAAAGAAGATAAGATCATGGAGAATGAAGCTACTCGTCGTATCGGTGCGATGAAGAAGCAGCGTTTACTCCAGGCAGAGATGGAAGGTGAGGCTCAGTTAGTCCAACAGAAGTGGATTAACAAGGCTCAAGCTAAGGCACTGGCAGATCAGACTGCTATTGCTGGTGAGGGAGCTAAAGATCAAATGGCATTTCAGGCAGAGATGCAACAGGGTATGCTGCAAGACCAGGTTGCAGCACAAACCGGTCAAGCGCCTCCACCAAAGAGCCCAGACATGACACCTACTCCAAGGAATCCATCACTGATTGCTGGGCCAAAGGAGATCAATTCACCACTCTCTTTGCAGAGTGTTCAGAGGCATCCACCTTCTGCTACCAATGAGGATATTGCTGGTGGCATGAATGTAGACCTGTTGTTCATGGCAAGGAAATTGGCGGATAAGTTCTCTAGACTTAATCCTGGAGAGAAGCCAGTAATGTTGAGTAGGTTGCAGAAGTACAATCCAGCTCTACACGATACCGTTGTTGGGCTAATGATGAGCGGTGGTAACGGTCCCACTGCTGCATCACAGGCCGCTGCGAGGCCGTTACCGTTGCAACGTACACCTCGCAGAGGCCCTGAAGCAGCCCAGGTCTAGCATTCTTCACAGCCATCGACCTGTTCTCCACGCTTCTCTTGCTGTGTTCGCAGGTAGTGAATATACCTATCGAACTGCACTTCTAGTGGCAGCACATACTGTATGTGCTTAGCACTCTCTGTGTTTCGTTCGTGGTAGGAAGCTTCTGCTAGCTGAACACTGTTTGGATTGGTCCACCAGACTCTATTGCTTCCTCCCCTTGTTCGCACTGCTTCGATCTTATACTTCGTTTGGTTGTCCCAGAGGTATAAGTTCAATGCTTTTCCCTTCACGAAAATACACAACTTACCGTCGTATACTTTCAGTGGTGCCTCTTTCTTACCTAGTACTACAGTAGATAGAGTGCCCATTTAGTCTCTCCTTTCTGTTAATCGAGACGAATCCACTCACTGATGAGTGCGTCTCCTTCTTCTTCATCTCCTTCGCCAAAGATGCGTTTTAGGCAGCTCGGGCAAAGAAGAACACTGTCTACTGAAGCGTCTTGAACAAATTCAGGACGTCCATTCTCTATACTTGTATCTGGCATAGGAGACCACTCGGTTACTCGAAATACTCGGTGATATGTATCGAATTTTCTTCGACACAGATCACAGTGCTTCGAGTCTCCTAATACCAGTTCTTCGTCAAGCTCACCCAGATTGCTCTGGAAGCACCATTGGTGGACAAAGATTCTGATGTTGATGGCATCATCAGGTCTTTCATCTACCGGTATCTCTGCCCATGCTGTGAATCTGAAGAATCTCGGGTCCTTTAGCATGGGCGTCATGAAACCACTTTCAATTACCGTCAACTGGTGGTCTGCAAGTAAATCACTACACAGACCACCACAAGAGGTACTAGGTCCTATGTTCGGAATCACGAGAGCCTCTGCTGGCTACGATAGCCAACAAACTAACAAAGAAACTAGAGAGGAAGATGATCACTCAGTTTCTGCTCCAGTGCTTGTGTCTGTATCTGCTTCTTCTACTTTGTCTTCATTACCGTCTTCTGTACCCTTGTCCATCTCTTCAAAAATGTCGTCTCTAAACGCATCAAGGGAGGATTGTCGGTCATCTTCAGGGGACATGCTCATCAAGTGGCTCCTTGCATCTGGGTTTCATAAAGGGCGAATGTCTGTTCCCTTTACATATTACTTATACCGCTTTGCGCCTCATAATTTCATGTCCAAAACCCTATACTTCTGGTACCTTTGACATACTCACACATAAACAAGCGAGGAATCCTTGGCACGTCTTGCACCGGAAGAGGGGTTTGACCTCCTCAAAGACCGAGTACAAAAGGCAGTCAGCGGGCTCTTCCCCATTATTGGTAGGAAGAACACGCTAGAGCTTCATGATGTAGCGGTTAAAGATAATCTGAGTATCGATGATCTTAGATCGCAGAAACAAGCTAAGTTGAGTGGTCGCACTTGGTCTGTGCCTGTTGAAGCCACCATTGTTCTGAAGGATAACGCTACAGGCAATGTGATCGACAGACAGAAAATGAACCTTATGAACTTGCCTAAGGTAACCAGTAGGTACAGTCATATTGTGGATGGGCAGGAGTACCAGATAGATAACCAGTGGAGGTTAAAGCCTGGTGTCTACAACATGGTTAAGGCAGACGGTCAGCTTGAGTCTCACATAAATGCTGTTGGTGGCTTCAAGATTCACTTTGATCCTAAGTCAAAAGAGTTTTCTCTGAACTATGGCAACTCAAATATGCCATTGAAACCATTCCTTCATGCCATGGGTGTATCTGAGGAAGAGATAGAAAAGGCGTGGGGTAAAGACATAGTAGATGTCAATCATGCTGACGCCACAAAGGAGTTAGCTAAGTTCTATAGAGCGTCTACTGGAGATAAGACCACAAGACCAACTCCTGATGAAGCAAAAGCTCATTTATGGGAGGTCATGGGAAAGACCGTACTACGACCAGAAGTGAACAAATTCACTTTAGGTAAGGAGTACTCCACAGTGACTGGGCCTTTGCTATTAGATGCTTCTCACAAGCTACTTCAGATCTCTAGAGGTGAGACACAGCCAGATCCTAGAGACGCACTTATGTTCAAAGACTTGCACTCTATTGAAGATTTTGCAGCAGAACGTATCGTTAAAGGTTCTCGAGAAATCCTCAAAAAAGTCAGCAATAACATTGATCGTAAAGCTAAGGTGAGAGACATCATAGCTCCTGAGATATTTAACCGTCCTATCAAACAGATGTTCGGTAAAAACTCTTTAGCTATTGTTACTGATCAAACTAATCCACTAGAGATGATGTCATCTCAGATGAAAACAACCATCATGGGCGAGGGTGGTGTTAAGTCTGAGCATCAGATCAGTGATGATGCTAAGCTTATTGATCCATCTCACTTGGGTTTCTTAGATCCTATACATACTCCAGAAGGTCATGCTACTGGAATTACATTACGCTTACCTCTTGGTGTGGAGAAGTTTGGTCATGATGTTGCAGTTAATATGTACAACACTAAGACTAAAAAGATGGAGCACGTTAATCCAGCACTAGCGTATAAGTCTCACGTAGCACTTCCAGATCAAGTATACTGGGATGGTAAGGTACCTAAGGCTGCTGGAAAAATAGTTAAGATCAGTGGTCCTGGCAATGAGATTTATGAGGGTACTCTGAAGGATGCAGACTATGTAATGACAGATCCATTACAGATGTTTTCAGTCTCTTCTAATATGATCCCATTCATGCAAGCAGACCATCCTAATCGTAGTACGATGGCTGGTCGTCAAATGGAGCAAGCAATCTCTTTGAAGCATAGAGAGGTACCGCTTGTACAGAGTTTGGCCGGTAAGCAGACTTTTGATAAATTGGTTGGTATCTTCGCCAGTCATAGAACTCTAGAAGATGGCGTAGTACATAAGATCAAGCCAGATTCTATAGTGATCAAGAATGACAAAGGTGAGAAGCACGAGATCTATACTTATGATCACTTTCCATTGAATGAGGATAAAGCATTTTTGCATGCAGAACCTATTGTGAAGGTTGGTGATCGCGTAGTAAAAGGTCAGACTGTAGCTGACACTAACTACACTAAGGGCGGTACGCTAGCTATTGGTACGAATTTACGCGCTGGTTTTATGCCATACAAGGGCTACAACTTTGACGACGGTATAGTAGTCAGTGAGAGTGCAGCTAAAAAGCTTACGTCCGAACACTTACACAGGCATTCTTTGGAGCGGGACATAGCTCACATTCTAGACAAGAAAAAGTTCCAGGCGTACATGCCTACAGCTATGAACAAGGCTCAGTATGATAAGTTAGACGAGGAAGGTGTTGTACTACCAGGTACTGTAATTATGCCTGGTGATACTTTAATTGCTGCTCTTCGTGCTTCTAACGATCCTGAGAGAAAAGAAGACATAGAGCTTTCAAAGCTTCACAAGTCTATAGTCAGACCGTATAAAGACTCTAGTATAAAGTGGGACAGTGATTATCCTGGGATAGTGAAGGAGGTTGTGAAGGTAGGTAAGAACGTGTCTGTTCACGTAAAAACAGAAGAGCCTTTAGAGATTGGTGACAAGCTTTGTTACGCCGAAGATCACGAGCTACTCACATCCACTGGTTGGAAAGGGGTGAAAGACGTAGTAATCACTGATCTCATATGCTCTCTTAACCCGGAAACAGACGAGATTGAATATTTACCACCAGCAAAAGTAGTGTCTTATGACTGTATAGATGATGATCTATATGTGTTAGATACTACTCAGGTTTCCATGGCTGTGACTATGGAGCACAAGACTTATGCGAAGTTGCGTAGTAGCGCCAGACATGAGCTATTGCCAGTAAGTAGTATCAAGGGTAAGCGCTATCGATTAAAGATGCATGGCAAGTGGACTGGTACAGATGCATCAGTGTTTACGTTTCCTGCTTTGCAGGTAAAAGCTGGTCAGGGTGGCAGAGGCACTAGGTGGCTTCCAGCCATAGACATGCCTATGGATACGTTCTTAATGCTACTGGGCATGTTCCTTTCTGAGGGCAACGTCTACAGCGGCAACGGAGATCATTACATAGAGATTTGTCAGATCAAACAGCCTAGTCGTAGTCATGCAGAGGAGGCACTGCACAGTGCCGGTATCGGCTTTACCAATACTCCCGAAAAGCTACGTATACACGGAAAGCAGCTGTATGAATACTTTGTTCAGTTTGGACATGCTCCCAACAAATATGTGCCAGATTGGGTGTTCCAACTTCCACCGAAGAGGCTACGTGTACTCTATAAATGGTTAATGTGGGGGGATGGTTACGAGAAAGGTAGTGTGGATAGGTATACTAGCGTCTCTTCTCAATTAGCTGATGACATACAGAGACTGCTTTTACATCTTGGTCTTGCTGGTAGAGTAATCACAGAGCCTGGTTATCGAGGCAGCATAAAGGGAGTAGAATACGATTTTAAGACTAGATACAGGGTACAGGTAATCAAGTCTAAACTTGAGCCTACGATCAATCACGGTCATGCAAAGAAACAGAATGGACAAGAGGAGCAGATTACGAAGTATACAGGTAAAGTATACTGTGTAGCTTTACCTAGAAACCATGTTCTCTACACACGTAGAAAAGGTAAAGTACACTGGTCTGGTAATACTGGTCGTCATGGTAATAAAGGGATCGTGACATATATTGTGCAAGATCATGATATGCCACATACTAAGGACGGCAGACCAATTGAAATACTACTGAATCCTCTCGGTGTTACTGGTAGAACCAACCTAGGCCAAGTACTAGAGGTGGCTGCCGGTAAAATTGCAGAAAAGACTGGGAAGGTATACACAGTAAAGAATTTTGCTCCTGGTACAGACCTACATGCACAAGTTACAGCAGATTTGGAGAAGAGTGGTCTTACTGATAAAGAAGAAGTAATTGATCCGTCTACTGGTAAGACTATGGGTGATGTGCTTGTTGGGCCCATGCACGTACTCAAGTTGCACCACCAGGTAGAAAAGAAACTGAGTTCACGTGCTGGTGGAACTGGTTATGCTTATGACAAGAACATGATTCCTAAGGGTGGCGGTCCACAGGGCGCAAAGTCCTTAGGTACTCTTGGTCTGTATTCTATGCTTGCTCATGGTGCGGTAGCTAACCTAAGAGAGATGCAGACTCTAAAGTGCTTCACGTGGGGAACTCGTATATTCACAGATCAAGGGCAGATACAAATCGGTAAAATCGTCAATCAAAAACTAGACGTACGAGTTTTATCGTGGAACCCGGTTACTGGCAGCACTGAATACAGACCAATACTGAATTACTGGAAGAGACCTGCTGGTGACGACAAGTTGGTAGAGATTGAATATCATGCACACGGAGAACGAGGAGTCTTTACAAAGCATTATCAAAGGTGTACGCCAGATCATAAAGTGTACATAGAGGGCGGAATAAAGACAGCTGCTAAAGACGTAGCTGGAAAAAACGTACTAGTACCAGCCCTAAAACCCAATCAATATCAGCTAGATGTATTAGTTGGATCATTACTTGGTGATGGTAGTATGGGCGTGCAAAATGGTCCATTTCCGGCATTCGTAGAAAGGCACTGTTTAGCACAACAAGAATACCTGGCCTTCAAAGCTGATGTGTTGTCTGATTTCTCAGATAGGATCGTTACACCATACAATGCTGGTGAGGACGGTTTCAATACTGGGCAGACTATGTGTGAGTGGGCTACTTTGGCTCAACCAGAGTTTGTTCCTCTGTATAAATCATTTTACTGTGACGGCATAAAGAGAGTACCTACTGACATAGTGGACCTGCTGACTCCACTGTCACTGGCTATTTGGTATCAAGATGACGGCTCACTGACGCATGGTAATAGACAGAGAATACTGCGACTGCATGTGGGACTATTTAACACCACAGACTGTGATCTTCTGGTAGACGCCATACTTAAATTGACTGGGGTTCAGTTTACAGTAGGTACTACAGAGACTACTTACAATGGTCGGCCATCTATTCAAAGATTTCTAAGAGTAGGTACTCGTGCCGGTATTGACAAGTTTCTAGACATAGTGCGTCCGTACGTACATTCCTGTCTCTCTTACAAAGTGGATGATCAGGCTTGTGGTGAAAAACTAGCCGAAGTGAGTGACAGAAGTGTCGCTCAATTTGTTTTGACACCAGTTGAGGTACACTCAGTACGTCAAACTAATTTTCAGCAGTGGGATGGGCCCTACTTATATGACCTAGAGGTAGAGGAGAATCACAACTACTTTGCTAACTATATGTTAGTAGGAAATAGTGATGCATCACAAGGAGATCAATTCTGGTCTGCTATTCAGGCTGGAGAGATGCTACCTACTCCTAAGCCGACTTTTGCCTACAACAAGTTCTTAGGGTACATAAGAGGACTTGGAGTAAATGTACAGAAAACCGGTAACAATCTTACCCTTCTACCCATGACTGACAAGCAGATCATTGAGCAGAGTAATGGTGAAACTGTAAATCCTGCTCTCTGGGTAACAGCTAAGAACATGAAGCCTGAGTCCGGTGGCCTCTTTGATCCTAAAGTTACTGGTGGTCTAGAAGGTACAAAATGGAGCCACTACAACTTACCAGAAGCTTTTCCTAATCCAGTTTTTGAGAGTGCCATTATTCGTCTTCTTGGCATCAAGCAAAAAGAATTCAGCGGGTTGGTCGGTGGTACTTTAGCAGTAGATCCAGTTACAGGTAAAATAGGTCCATCAGAAAAAGTAAAAGGTGGGTTGGTTGGTGGTTTGGCTTTTGAGCATATGCTTGGCAAGATCGATGTTAAAAAAGATCTGGCTGCTGCTAAGCAAGCTTTGGAAAAGCCTACGTTAAAGGGGTCTTACTTAGATCATGCTAATAGTAAAGTGAAATTGCTGCAGGCACTGGATAAAGTAGGTATGACTCCAAAAGAGGCGTATCTAGCCAAGACTATTCCTATCTTGCCTCCTTCTATGCGTCCTCTTCCTGTTCTACCTAACGGTACTATTAGCGAAGAAGACTTGAACGGTCTGTACAAGAATCTACATTTGTCGGCTTCTCGTTATGCCAAGATGTCCCCGTTAATTCCTGATGACGATCCGTCTAAAGTAGATGTACGTAACGAAATATACGATGGCTTGAGTGCTCTAGCTGGTATTGGTGGCTATCCGAAGCAAGTACGCAGAGGTATTCTTGACTATATTCATGGCAAAAAGGTTATTGATTTCAATACTGGCGCTAAGGGTGGCTCTCCTAAAGAAGGCTTCTTCCAAGATCAGTTAGTTGAACGCAAACAGGATATGTCAATGCGTGGTACCATCATTCCTGAACCCTCCTTGGGGTTGGATGAGGTAGGGCTACCTAGATCTGCAGCCATAGAAGTGTACAAGCCATTCGTTGTACGTGAGCTAAAGAATATACTCGGCGTAACACCACTACAGGCACAAAAGCTTCTAGATCAGGGGGGAGAGACAGTAGACCGTGCTCTTGATAGGGTTATTTCCAATCGCCCTATTCTACTCAAGAGAGACCCGGTTCTTCATAAGTACGGTGTACAAGCTTTCAAGCCTCGTATAGTTGGCGGTAAGGCTGTGCAGGTGCATCCTCTAGTTACCAGTGGTTTCAATGCTGATTTCGATGGTGATGCTATGGGTGCTTTCGTTCCGGTGAGTGTGGACGCTGTAGCTGAAGCACACAAGATGTTACCTTCAAGGAATCTATTCAGTCCTTCTACTGGTGAGATCATGTACGCTCCTACGAATGAGAGCAGGCTTGGTCTTTATGGAATCATGCAGCCAGGTAAGATAACGGCACATAAGTTTACCAACATGCAGGATATGGAAGCTGCTGCACGAAAAGGTGATGTAAAACTTACAGATCAAGTAGACATTGGCGGTATTAAGGCTACTGTAGGAAGATTCATGGTTGCTGGTGCATTACCAGAGTCTATGCGCAGAGCTTTACTTGAAGGTAAAGAACCTCTGGATAAGAAGGCACAAGAGGCTCTATTTACTAAGATAGGTAAGGAGCACAAAGGCGATTACGGTGAAGTAGCCAACAAGCTAAAAGATCTGGGAAATATGTGGGCTACTAATACAGCTTTCTCTATAGGCATGAAGGATATAGCTCCTGAGCGTCAGATGAGAGATCGAATATTAGCAGAGGCTGATGCTCAAGTGCATAAACTAACCGGACCACATAAAGATCAAAAGCAGATTGATATTTATGCTAAGGCCACCGATGAGATGAATAAACATCTCAGGTCTGTGTCTGAGACTGATAATAATCTTATGCTCCTGCACAATGTAGGTATGAAGGGTGGCACCGATACTCTCAGACAGATACGTGCTGCGCCTATGCTTATGAGTAATCACAAAGGGGAGATCATACCTATTCCAGTTCGTAGGTCCTATTCAGAAGGACTAGATGTTGCTGACTACTGGACAGCTATCAGTGGTTCTCGTAAGGGCATCATTCAAAAAGTTCAGTCTGTTCAAGAGCCTGGTTACATTAGTAAGCAGGTTATGAACTCAGTCATGAATAATCTGATAGTAGATCATGACTGTGGTACAGATAAGGGTATAGCTCTGCCTGTAGATGAGAAAGACATTCTGGATAGGTATACAGCTGCAGATATCAAGGCTGGTAGTCATGTATTCAAATCAGGTACGTTGATCACACCTGAAGTACGTAATACACTACGAAACAACAACGTAGGTAAAGTAGTAGTTAGATCACCACTACGTTGTCTACATGGACCAGGTATCTGTCAAAAATCCATGCTCCCAGAGACAGTAGTGACGGCAAAGCATGACGGTGTCATCCATAATTTGTCTCTAGAGGCATTGTTTGATCTAGTATCCGCACCTATAGATGTTTCTGATTGTGGTGTAGAGATGAAGATGCCTGTAGGGTGGGAGATTTCTGATAGCGGCGAATGGGTTGGGTTAGAGAGAGTTGTACGACACGCACGTGAGCTGAATAAGGCTATGTTGGAAGTGCGAACTACACATGGGCGCACCCAACACTTAACTGAAGATCATACTGCTATCGTGTGGAGACCTACTTCCTGCGTATGTGGGTCACTACGTATATCCATAGACAATAGAAGTCCAGACACTAAGGCTTACCTGTATTGTAGGGACTGTAAGAGAAACTGGACAGTAGATAGGGAGGCGTGGGAGTTTGCTGAGCGACTAGAGATACCAGCAGAACAGGTAATGCCTGGAGACAGGATAGAGTACTATCCATTTTTGACACAGTTTCACGGTGAGAAACCAGCGACACCATCACTTGATCCGTATTGGCTGGGGCTGTATTTAGCTGAAGGATCTACGGATAGAAATAGGGATTACCCGAGGACAGTGAACATTGCCCAGCAAGATAATAAGTGGCGTCCTGGCATGATTAAGGCGTGTACTGCGGTTACAAAAAATGAACCACACGCCACAGAGAGCAGCATTGTCATCAATGATGCTGCCCTAGTCAGAGAACTTGTCATGGTGCTGGGCAGCCTAGAACTGTGTGATAGAAAGGTTCTGCCTACTACGTGGTTATTCTGGGATGATAGATACATCGGAGATGTGGTGTCTGGTTTGATAGATGGTGACGGTCATGCCAGAGAACGAGACAATGGAACGCATGAAGTACTGATAGGTTCTACGTCGTACACGTTGCTGGTTCAGGTACAGGATTGGTTAGCCAGACACGGTGTTCGTGCAGACCTGTCTTGTAAGACACATACTCCGAAGCCGGGAGATATTGTCAAGACTAGGAGAGACTTTTTCCACCTTACATTTTCTGCAAATGATCTTGTCTTAAGTAGGCTAAAGAGATCACAGAAGATGCTAGGCCTGTCTGCATGTAATGGTAAGTATGATCTTAACAAGAAGTACGCAACTGTTCTGCAAGTAAAGGATGTGAGTGACCGTATACACTGCAAGTATGTATATGACGTTACAACGACTAGTCGTAAGTTCACAGCTAATGGACTACATACACACAACTGTTTTGGCCTTACTGAGAATGGTGTGCTTCCAGAGAAGGGACTTAATGTAGGTGTCCTTGCAGGACAAGCACTCGGAGAACGCACTACTCAGCTTGCTCTTAAAGCATTCCACTGCAGTCACGCAAAGTCTATAGTGTTTGTTCGTGGTACGCACACTGGGGTACTTCCAATTACACTAGAGGCATTGTTTGATCTTATTGAGTCTCCGATCTATATGAGCGGAACAGAGGAAGTAAAGAGTGTGTCTGGTTGGCAGGTATGGGACTCGGAGTGGGTAAATCTCACTCATGTTAGGAGACATCCGCCATCTAGACCCATGAAGTTAGTTGGTGACGGTGGCTTGGTTACGATCTGTCAAGATAATCATCCTATAGGTGTGTGGGAGAACAAAGTACGGTGTACGAGGTGTGACTATCGCAAGTTCAAAGATCCACATAAGAAGTCAAGACAGTATTGTAGGCGTTGTGGTTCTCCACAGGAAGTACCTCTCGAGAAGATGGGAGAGCTTACCTTTTTGCCGCCATCAGACCTTCTACGAAACGATGTCTACCTACATAGAGACATCTCTCCAATCATGTATGTTAGAGCTGCTACAACTCCAAACGTAGATGCGTACATAGCTGGTATGTTCTTGGCAGAGGGGAGTACGGCCTGGAAGAAGTCTAGTAAGCGTGCTGTGGAGAAGCCTTATCAAGTACAGATATCTCAGAAGAGCGGGCCTATTCAGGATAAGATCATGCTCAAATTACGTAAGGCTGGCTGGCGTCCTCGTCGTCATAAGCGTTACATAGAAATGGATAGTCTGAAACTAGGTGTATTCTTTAGTAACACGTTTGGTAGGTACTCTAGTAACAAGCACCTTCCTTTTGACTTCTTGGGGTATCCGACCGACTGGTTAGTAGAGATGTTGATAGGTTTGATCGATGGCGATGGTACTGTGCTACCGCAAAGTGATGGACCTGATGCCATAAATATAGACTCTACTAGTTTTGCGTTGGTACAGCAGGTAGTCCTACTGTGTACAAGACTGGGGTTGACCTCTTCTATCGTCTCTACTACGATCAAAAAATTAACAAGACACCAAGGTTTTGCTGTTCGTATTCGTATGACCAAGGAGGCAAAGGAACTACTTCGTGCTTCGGAAAAAGTGAGAAAGACAATTGGAGTTAGCCCCACTAGGTCACCTGAGCTCACAGGGCATAGACTGGTAAGCGTGATCAAAGATACTATGTACACTGACGAATACGTGTACGATGCAACTACTGAGACAGGTACTTTATATGTCAGTGGCATCAAGCATCATAATACTGGTGGTACTGCATCATCTAAGAGTGCATTAGTTGACGACTTTGAGAACGTCAAAAATCTCTTGGCTTTCCCCAAGGTATTGCCTGGGTCTGCTACTTTGAGTGAGGTGAACGGCAAGGTTACTAAAGTTGCTCCATCAGCAGCTGGTGGTTATGAAGTCACTGTAGAAGGGCACACTCACTATATTCCCCATGCTGTTGGTGCTCCAAGCTACAATGGACAGCCACTAACAGTAGGTATGGAAGTCAAAAAGGGTAGCCCTATATCAGACGGGCTAGTAAACCCTCACGAAATGCTTTCTCTAACAGGCATAGAGCCTGTTCAACTTCACTTAGCGAAGGAACTACATCATGCCTTTGCTGATGCAGGTATTCGCAGAAGGAATCATGAAGTTGTAGTAAAGGCACTGACCAATCTCACTAAGATCAAAGACCCAGGAGACTCTTCTGGGTATATTCGTGGTGACTTTGCGTCTACTTCTCATGTATCTAGCATTAACCGAAATATGGCTAAAGGATTACATCCTATAGTGCATGAACCGATCTTAAAGGGCGTCAATGTCTTGCCCCTTGAGATGCAGGAAGATTGGATAGCAAAACTCAATCATGAGAACCTATCCGAAACTATCATTTCAGCAGCACAAAAGGGATGGACTAGTAATATTCACAGTGTCCATCCGATCCCTGCAATTGTTTATGGCGCTGAAATAGGTAAGGGGCCAGAAGGAAAGGTTGGCTACTAGTGGCCTTCAAGAATTCTCCAGTAGGTGACGGTAAGTGCACGTTTAGATGTGAGACCGGCATCATTTCTAGTGTGAACGTACAGAATATGACTGTGGACTGGGTCTCTCAGCACTCTGGTAGACAGGTGCCTGGTGTACAGATCATGGCTCCCTACATCAACTATAATAATGGTGAGGGGTTTACTGTTGTTCCAGAGGTTGGTTCAATATGTGTGTTGTGCTGGCCGTCAGATGAAGAGTCACCTTTCATTATGGGCTTCATAACCGCCCCTGAAGCAGCATCTGTAGATACTGGGAATGTAGACCCTACAGAAGACCAGGAGACTGCAGCAGCTACATTAGCATCTACTCCTAAAGTCTCTACCTCAGGCGGAACCACCCAGGAAAGGGTTTCAGATGCTAGCTATAGAGCCAATAGACCGGTTCTAAACCCAGGAGACATGTTGTGGCAGGGGCGGGATGAAAATTTCGTAGTGCTGCGCAGAGGTGGCGTTCTACAGATCGGTTCTACGAATATATGTCAGCGAGCTTACATACCTGTAGGCAACTACATACGTGATTTCTGTGAGGATTGGGAGCTGAATACAGCATCAGGCACTATGAGTTGGGTGGTGTATCCCTCGGAGACTACACCTGATGCGAATGCTCCTACTGAGTTTATGTTGGTGGCTAGGGAGTTCGCTCAGGATAAGATGGCTTCAGTTAAGATAAGTGTCGGTTCTTTAATCAAGAGCGATGCTTTACCTAGTGGTGCTCTTCCTTTTATAGAAGTGGTAGTTGCTCCAGATAACGTAGATCCAACGGATGGAACTACCCAAAGTGAATCATTCATTCTTCGTATAGGTAGAGATGGCACTACCTATACAATGCAAGCTGATCGTAGTGTTAAGGTCACTGGTACAGATACCCTTGTAGTAGACAAAGATCAGAGCATTACTATAACAGGCGACCGTGATCTTACAGTGCAGGGTAAACTGACTGAGAACATCACAGGTGACCATACCATTACTGGAGATGAAGGAAGTGCGGAGACTTGGGCCAAGATCAAGTCAATTACTGCTACTGCAGTCAAATTAGGCGGTACAGACGCTTCCGAACCGGGCGTTCTTGGGTTACAGTTATTACAGTGGCTTGCAACGCATACACACATACCCAATGGGCCTCCGATTCAAACGGCGGCATTGGTTAACATTTTAGCTAAGATCGTTTATTTGAAGTAGAACATGCCTCTTGATCCAACAGTACTTTCTGCCAGTATACATTCGCTTTTGACAACGATGCCTATTGGTATGTCTCCAGAGTCTACGGTAAATATGGTTCAAAATCCTGATGGTACAAGCAGTACTACTATATCTGTGATAATGAAACCGACGTACATGGCAGATCCAATGGCTCAGGTAATTGCTGATGCTGTGGCACAGGCGGTAGTAGCACATTTGAAATCCATGGCTCTCGTGACGGGTATATGCCCTCCAGGAACAGCCGGTGGACCTTTGACTGCTGGAATGATTGAGTAGGAGAAACCCGATGAACCTTTTTCTAGATCAAAACCCAGTTCATATCGAGAAGCTAGGTATGGAATGTCTGCTTAGTGAAGATGCTAACGATTGGCCACAGCAGATTTTGGATGAGCTGTATCGTCAGGTTCCATACACCAGTGAGTACGCCCCAAAGGTGGTGCTCAGGGTGGTGGATTCAGATCGTAGATATGGTCTAGGTCAGATTGAGCTTCTCAATAAGATGGCGATCAATCCACGTGATGATGACACCCCTGCTTCTTTGAAGGGTAGGCAGAAGGCTATTGTCCCTGTCATTATCCAGGATGGTAAGCTGAAGCAGCTAGATACTTTGGTCTATGATGGAAAGGTAGAACCACTAACTGACGAACGTCTGCGTAAGGCTTTGTTCCGTCCCAACTTGTTCGAAGCAATTCGTGAGCGTCCTGGTGATATATCTTTGATCGAACAGCTCTATCCACCGCACAGACAGTATGGTGGTGCTCGTGGTCCTATGATGGCAGACGTTGGTGCTTCTGGTGGCATGGGTAAGGAGGGTAGTGCATATACAACTCTGTTTGATGCTATTCTACCTACCATCACAAGAGATCAAGCTAACGACGTTCTTAGTAGAGTAGGGAATGAGACAGATGAGGCGTGGAGCCTATCTGGAGCACTCACTAAGAATGCTGCGGCTATGGGCATCATCAAGAAGCTGTCTGAGGTAGCACGTAATAATGTATCTACTGGAGATGATTACCTCAGGAAGATTGCTGGGGCTGTCAAACCCACTGTTATTCAGATCAAAAGACTTGATGATGGATTCCGTATCAAGACAGCTAATCCAGAAGCATTCATTCCAGATGCACAAGATATTCCTCGTCAAGCAGCAGTTGGGGCCTTGGGTGGAGATATGGTGTCTAAGGTGGAGGCTGATGGCACTACTACCATTACTACAGAACCAGCTGTGAAGAAGACTCTTGTGGACTTGGTGATCGAAGTAGTCAACAAGTTTGGTATGTATAAGGTCAAGACACAGAATGAGAACAGAGAGTTAGTGGGTTGGGTATTTCCGAAGGTCATGGACTTTGACGGAACCCTACTTCCAATGTCTGTATTTACTAATGGTAGTGAGTCTGCTGTGCAGGAAAACATTGCTGGTGTTGCAGTGGCAAAGACCAGTGATTTGATCGATTCAGATCCTGAGGGATTGGGATGTTTCTATCATGCTGCTCCAGATGGAGCCTTAGCCTTTACACCAGTAAGTGTTACAGCATGTGAGGATACACCTGAAGGTATTGCTTTCCACTGTGAGACAACACTTGGTGAGAAAATCCTGATCACTAAAGTACCTGGTCTCAAGATGCCAGCCATGATCGAAGAAGGTCACTATGGCATACCAGAAGAGTGTGGTTTCGTTTCTCTCAATCAGCCAATAGATCTAGCTTCCTCTCCTGATGAGTTCACTAAGACTGGACAGGCATTGGCTGTAGCTCAAGCTGTTCGTGTAATTACGAATGGTACAGAGTATACATTCCAAGGACAAGTGATCGATAAGATTGCTCATGTTACACCCACACAGTTCATTGACAAAGATGAAGCTGTATTCCTGGGGGCAGTATTAGGACAGGAGCCAGTACAGTTTGCACAAGATCTCGTGAGCATGCAGAAGAAGGCTAGTCATGAGCTGTGGTTCTCTGCTAAGCCTGTTACGCTGATGCGTGATCGGTATGAGAAGGCTAAGATTGCTTCTGCTGCCTTCGTAGACAAGCTACCTCCATTGAGAGCGTACTTACTGAAGGAAGCAGCTATGCTCGAGGACCCGACTGCAGTGGACAAAGTACTGTCAGTAGGTTTCATCAATCCAGAGAATGTTTCGATCTTTGCTGGATACATTCCAGAGTTTGAATCAGTCATTCGTAAACTGGCAGAGTTGTTGGTAGCTACTAGAATGGGCCTGCATACTGTAGATGAGGGGGCTCTGCAAAGAGCACTCGTACACCTTGATAAGGTAGTTGCAGGATTGAAGACACTAGATTCTGCACCACAGGCCTAAGTCCACGAGAGGTGTCCCGTGGCAGACATTCGCAGATCACCAGCGGAATACTTCATTCGTTTCCTTATAAGTAGAAGGGAGCATGAAGTAGGTACGCTTATGACTATTCTTGAAGACCATCAAATGGCGTCTGTAGGTAGGCGTTATTTGGAGGAACTTCAGGAGAAGATGGAACCATTCCCAGATCCTTGGGCTATCTCCCCAGAAGCTGAGGGGTATGAAGAGACCATGGCATATCTGCGTAAGCAGAACATCCATGATCTGTGGTTTCCTACTGCTGCGGTACAAGAGGCATTTAGGATACTTGGAGAACCAAGGCTAAGAGAAAACGTCGAGCAGCTCATTCTCTCTTCACTTAGATTTGAAGAGATCGTAGCTAAGATCAACAAATACCATAATACCAGTCTTACTGTCGATGGCTTAGCCTCTTTCCAGCATTACTTCTGGAACCGTAGATTGTTATCCATGAGTGAGTGGATAGCTTTCATGGACCATAAGCCTAATGCCTATGATCGCATTACCACTCTTACTGCCTCTCCAGATGTTCAGGAGATGGTGGTGCCATGGTTGGCGGGTATGTCGGGACCTCCACCAAACATCAATACTGGTGTGGTGGCCCGTCGTATGCGTGACGTAGCCTTCATGAAAGTCTTGGAGATTGAAAGACAACCAGCTTCTATCATTCACTCCAAGATGATGAAGAACTACATGGACGTCATCACTGCTGCCGAGAATGAAATGCGTCAGAGCGATGTAGCTTTGAAGGAAGTTCTCCAGGCATTTGAGAAGTTCAGAATGAAGAAGGACACTGGTAGAACGCTTTCTATTGAAGAGCTTGCAGGAACAAACTTCAGCAAGTCAGGAGCCGGAACTGATAATAGGCTGCTTCAAGATGCAATGTTAGAGGAGGATAAAGATGGCTGAGATCGTACCGTTTTTTGCAACTGAGTTAGAGCACCAAACAGTAGACACACTACCTACAGATACCGTACCCTTGACCGATCTGTTGAATGCGGTGCCGAAGTTCAATGAGGTGGCTAAAAATAATCTACTGGTACAGTGGCGACTGGAGGACGGTACGCTTATCTACCACATCTATAAAGTAGATCGAAAGAACCTGTTTGATAGAACTGAGGCGGCTCTTAAAGCTCTCACAAAAGATGCAGACAAGAATGCTCTAGCTGTGGCAGCAAACATCGAATTTGAGAAGATTCCATGGTGGCCTGAGTTTGGTGTAAAACTTACCGAGGCACTTACTGAATACTTTAAGGGTTCTGCCGGTAGAATGAACTACTATCAAGAAGTCGATAGTTGGTCAGTATCTCTGGAAGCGGGGCCACTGTGGTCTCAAGCATTCATTGAGAAGTTTGCTGACCATCTTGGTGCCAAACTTGGCATAGTGAAAGAAAACTAAGTAACTGGACCGGCTTTCGCCGGTCTTGCATTATGGCTATTAGTCGGTCCTTCACTTTCGTGTAGACCTACTAGCTGCCATAAGCAGTGTGAAGTTGATCAGAGGTAACATCTCCTTCAACCAAATTACTTATACCACAGTATGGTACTGGATTTTCAATGGCAACAATCAGATTAGATGAAGCTGCACTGCTCGAGTCTTCGAGGGCTATACCTCTTACGTACTTCATAGAGGGCAATGGAGAGCCTTACTTTGACTACAATGAAGAAGGAGAGGCTCAAGATTTTCAAATAGATCTTGAACCAGAAGACGCTACTGAAGCCGTTAACTTGATGGAAGAGTTAGTAGGCGTATCCCCTTCTGAGTTTGCGGAGACAGCCATCAGAGTTCCTGAAGCAGGTCGTGTTTCAGACTTCTCCTTTTTGGGTCGTGAGTATCTCAAACGTATTTATGATACTCCTGCTAATAAGGTGCTCCTTCAGTGCGGTCGTCAGGTGGAAAAGACACTATGTGTCAAATCTAAGATATCTATGGTTGACGGTGGTGTACGAAATCTCGAAGATGTTGTTGTCAATGATGAAGTGGTTGGTCTAGCGCCCGATGGTGCACACACTGCTGTAGGGAGAGTTACTTGGAAATCAAGTAAGTACAGAAAGCCGTGTGTAAAGATCAAGACTAGGCAGGGGCACAGTGTGACCGTCGCACTGACCCATCCTATGCGACAATGGAAAGTATGGGTAGCTGCTGGTGGTCTGTCAGAGCACGAACATATAGCTGTGGTTCGTAGAGCTGGGGAGTTCACTGGGGTATCCGTAGAGAGTGACGCCTGGATCACCATAGCTGCATGCATGGTGGCTGAGGGTTCAACTTGTGGAACTCCGTCTTTTACGCAGAATGAGGGTGAATTACTATGTGACTTCATAGACTGCTGTCATGAAGTGGGCGTTGTGTACACGCCACATGATAGAGATGTAGCTGCTGGTCTCAATTGGCAGCTTAACTTTGTACGTGATGGCCAAGAGGATAACCCAGTCAAGGTTAAGCTATTAGGGTGGGGCATCTATGGTGAGAAGTCTGCCGACAAGCACGTTCCCGCTTTTGTGTGGGGGCTGGATCAACGGCAGACAGCTCTGTTCCTCAACCGTCTCTGGGCTGGAGATGGGCACGCTAGTCTGCAGGATTCTTCTTACCACCTAGAGTACGACTCGGTGTCAGAGCTGTTGGTCAAAGACGTACAAAGGCTACTCTGGAAGTTTGGCATTCCCTCGAGCACCCGTAGGTGGAAGCCTACCCTCTACAAAGGGACAGATAAGTGGGCGTACAAGCTTCGTATAGAGACCCAGGAAGGTGCGCTTCGTTTCATCAAAGACGTAGGAGCCCTCGGAAAGACGGAAGACCTTCCCATCGTAGAAGTGGATGCGAACTCAAACAGAGACATCTATCCAGCAGCTATAGTAGATGATTTAGCTGCCATCCATAGGTCTCGAAGTGGGTACCAGCGGCGCGGTCAATATGTACCGCAGCCGTCACTACGGTCTGTGGGGCTACGTGAGAGGCCTAAATACCTGCTCAGCAAGGACAAGCTCAAGCAGTACGTGGACTTCTTTAGATCTGACGACAGATTTGATCAAGTTAAGACTGAGCAACTGGCACAGCACCTGTGCACTGATCTATACTGGGATGAAATTGTAAGTATAGAAGAGGTTGGGGAGCAGGACTGCTACGATATCACCGTGGAGGGAACAGACAGTTTCATAGCTGATGGCTTTATCACGCACAACTCTACAACACTGGGTAATCGTCTACTCTGTTACTCAGCACTAACAAACAACTTCAGATCTCTGTACGTCGCACCATCTGCTGAACAGGCAAAGGTCTTTTCAAATGATCGTATTAAGGATGTCATAGACTCCTCACCTATGCTTCGTTCATATACTTCATCTAAGATCAATCAGGCAGTCTTTTTCAAGAAGTTCATCAACTATTCTCAGATCAGATTGAGGTATGCCTACCTTACAGCTGACCGCGTCCGTGGTATTCCAGCGGACATGGTTCTGATCGATGAGCTTCAGGATATTTTGGTAGATAACATCCCAGTTATTGAACAGTGTGCTTTTCACTCGAGCTATAAGCTCTTTCTATATTCAGGCACACCTAAGTCAGTAGATAACACCATCGCTCACTACTGGAGTGAATTCTCTACTCAGAATGAGTGGGTAGTTCCTTGTGATAGGCATGGACTGCCTAGTGATCAAAGTACCTGGCACTGGAATATTTTGGCAGAGAAGAATATAGGAACTCTTGGATTGATCTGTGATAAGTGTGGTGAGCTAATAAACGCTCGTCATCCTAAAGCACAGTGGGCTGCTATGCAGCCTATGACTGAGGACAACAAAGATAAGGTTACCTTCGAGGGTTATCGTGTTCCTCAGATCATGGTGCCTTGGGTAGACTGGGAAGAGATCACAGTCGCTCAAGAACAATACTCTCGTGCTCAGTTCATGAATGAGAAGCTGGGTATGTCTTACGACTCTGGTGTTCGTCCCATCACCAGAGCACAGCTTCAGGCTATTTGTAGACCAGAGCTTGAGATGGGAGACATTGAAGAGTTTCGTAGACTGGCTCAAGGCAGATCTATTTATGCTGGTATTGACTGGGGTCCTGGAGAGAGTGCCTCATACACACATATCTCTTTCGGTGGTTATCTAGGGTCTGGAAACTTCACTATCTTTTGGTGCCACAGATTTACTGGACAAGATCTGGACCCTGAACGTCAGTTAGATCTGATTACCCAGATGTGTACTCAACTTCAAGTTAGGATCATTGGAGTTGACTATGGTGGTGGTTTTTATCCTAATGATAAGTTGATCAAGCGCTTTGGTGCACACAAAGTGATGAAGTATCAATACAACCCAAGGCAGAAAAAGAAGATCTATTGGGAACCAAATCTTAAACGCTGGATGACGCATAGAACAGAGGTCATGAGTGATCTGTTCAATGCTATGAAGGCTAAGAAAATAGATCTGCCTAGATGGGAAGACTACAAGGAGCCCCACGGATCTGATGTGCTCAATATTTTCACTGAGTATAATGAGCGCCTCAGAATGAATGAGTATAAGAAGCAGCCCGGTAAGACTGATGATGCATTCCACTCGCATCTACTGTGTTTGTTGGCTGCATGCCTTGAAAATCCACGTCCAGATATCTTTGCGCCACTTCAGGATTCTGGATTAGCTGAGAATTATGGCTAAGAAGAAAGCCCTATGGCTTTCTTCCCGACACACTCCTTCGAATCAAGTGTGTCTGTGTAGACCTACTCTCCGAAGGATGCCCCGTTCATGGTAGCAGCAGCTGCCATCATCGCGCTGGCACCACCCACCACACCCATGCGCTCGAGGAGAGCTTTGCCACCTTGGTAGGTCAGGTATGCACCAGCACCAAGGCCGAGACCCTTGAGGCCCACGTTGACGATGGACTTGGAGGTTTCGTGTGCACCGATGTTCGGCCGAAGGATGTCACCGATTTCGGCGATGAGACCGGCATTCCACACCCCACCCTTCTTGTAGAAGCCGAGGAGGGACAGGTTGGCACGCAGGGCATCCTTGTCCTTCTCCGATATCGAAGCGATGGCTTTCCCGATGTGCTCCATGTCTTCGCCGGAAATGTTGTTGGTGGAAAGCTGGTTGATGATGGTCTTGATTGCTGTCTTGGTCATGGTGGTCTTGTCGGTTTCGGTCTCCATAGTGTCCTCCTGATGCAGTTCTCAGTACTTTTGAACGAGAGCCTATATATCTATCGTTCTTTGGATCACTATACTTATACCCATCAAAACAGCCATTTTTTCACTATTTTAGGGGTATTTCCGTATACCACAGTACAGTGTACTGTTTTGGCTACTGTAAGTCTGCTAATAGATCATTATCCTTCAAAATGATCCTGCCCTTAGCAGTCATGGTGTCTGGATACTTTCGGCACATGACTACCGCCGAGTCCCTGATGTTCCGTCTACCCTTATCCAATAGAGCGTATAGCTGTTGGATGGATACATTCTCACCTAGGCGTTTGTCATGCCTTACTTGGGTCATCATCTTGGTACATAGTAGGAAGAATGGTTCCCAGGTATGATCAAAGGACACTATAGCTTGTAATCTGGTGAATTCGTACTCAGAGAATTGAAGAAAATAGTCCGACCATTTCTCTATGATCTCTAGGTCTACTCCTCTTCCGATCACAGATAGCATGTGCACAGCATTTTGGTATATTTTTAGTAGTTCTTCATCACTGGCTGTACGAAAGGAAGATAAGTCTAGACCGTTGACTCGGATGAGAAAGGCTACTTGTTTTTCCAGGTTAGCAATTCTGGCGTCTGTCAATCTACGAAGATGCTCATCATCCTGTTTGCTTCCCAAGTCGTCGTGCTTCATGTTATCTCTGTATAGATGAGTTTTGATTTTGAGGTGTTGACGTGTACATAGTCAACACCATATTCTATTCACAAAGGGGAACCCCATGAGTGATGCACCAGGAGCCCTACCACTTGGTCTGTCCTTACAGAGAGCCGCTAAGCCAGTAGACCCAGAACAACTTGAACTGATGGGTAAAAAGGCAGCTGCTCTGTATAGCGATGGCATGCACCGTCTTTCACTTTCAGAGTGCGTAGTTGACACTGTCAAAGAAGCCTGCCTTTCACCGGAGCAGGTAAAGCGAGTATGTGAGTTTGCTAATACCAATGCCTACCTAGCTGAGTTCGAAAAGGCTGGTGAGATGCGTAATGTGACATTTACCGGTGGTCCAGCAGACCCAGGATATGTCCTCAAGGATTTGAATGATGGTGGAAATCCTGCTCTCAACAACATAAGTAACGATGACTATAAGGCCCCAACACTGTCTTACAAAATAGCCTCTGTGGATGGAATGAGTAAGATTGCTGAGGCTTTTGGCTTTCATGCTGACAATACTAAGACGGCTTCTGCAGTTAATCGTACTAGAGATCATGTTAATCATATTGATCCTGTAGATGATGTGAATGATCTTAGAGTTGGGCTAGAAAGAGCTAAGGAAGAAACTGCTGGTAAATTGGCTTCTGCTAGAATTTTGTATTCAAGTTTAGCCAAGGATATGTGTGATTCTGTAGCACAGGCTGTAGAAACTGGAACGAATCTAGGCGACATAGGTAGAGCGTGGAGCGGATATACTGAAGATGCCCGTTTGTACAAAGAGGCGATGCAGAAGGTCTCTAGTCATCTACGGGCTCGTGGTCACAAGGAACTGACCATGTTGGCTAAGACTGCTGGAGCTATTCCAAATCCAGCTCATCCAGTAATTACTGGGTATGTGGCTTTTAGTAAAGCAGCTCATGCTTGTAGAGTGCTTGACGCAGCTGTTAAGTTGTTAGACGAACAGCTGGTTGGTGCGAATAAACAATTACACGCATTGGTGCGCTAATGACTGTTCACTTTCCTATGTGGGCGCTAGCAATGATCATCCTTTGGTTTACTATTTGGTCCGTACTTGGTCCTTGGATCGGAGTTAAGATCTGTAGTTCACATTGGCAGTGTCCAATTAGAGTAAGACAGCAGGTAAAGGATTGGCAAGAAAATCTAGCAAAGACAAGGACTGATCCATGACCACAAAAGAGTACAGAACTGTTTTGACTTTGCTCAGAACAAAAACTGCTGGGATAGCTTCAGAGGCTAAGGGTAAGACGTTAGGGGAGCTTGTAGGTAGTGTAAGGAGAGGAGCTGGGCATGTGTGGGATGCTGCCAATGTTGGTGCTCAAAGTGCCGCCAGACACTTAGAATCCAAGAAGGCTCCTAAGATCTTAGTTGGTGCTGTTCATGCTGCTCCAGTAGCTGGAGCGGCATATGGTGCATACAAAGCACTACAAGGTTTGTCTGGTTGGAACAATGAGCGTGTACTACGCAACCAGATGGGGGGTTAATCATGAATCCTGTAGAAGACTTTCTTGCACTGAAGAAAACTGCTAGTCTTCCCGGTGCTCTATGGCAGGGGATGAAGTTTCAGCCATTAGAAGCTGCGATAGGTAAGGGAGTACCTACTGCACTAGATTCTTTTGGTCATACTCTTGGACAGCAAATGACTGCTGGTGCTGCTTTTGGTGCGCTTACTGGTGGCGGTGCAGCTGCTCTTGGTGGTATCCGTAAATTGATCGGAATGGGTGTAGATAAGTGGAAGAAGCCTATGGAGTACAAAGCCATGTTGGATGCTCATCCAGAGCTTCAACAGCAGGATGCTGCCAAGGTACAGGCTCTTTACAATTCACTCAGACACATGTCTCCGCACATGGCCAAAGATCCTGTGATTGCCGGATCTTTTGTACGAAATCTTCTTGAGAGAGGTAATGAGGGTAGCGTGGCTGTCCCTATGGATACAGCTAAGATGCTGTCAGAAACGCAACGTAATGTGCGACAGGGCAAGCCTGAACAAGCAGACATGTTATCAGAAGGTATGTCTGCATATAATGCTACAAAGGGTAAGAAGTAACTGTGATAATAAAGGTATGTCAGTTCAAAGCACACCGACAGAATGGTGAAAGGCTTGTAGAGATCTTCCAACCAGGAGAGATGGAGAAGGCTGCATCTTTTTTTGGTATGGGGAAAACTGCAGCTCCTCTATTACCATCTGTTCGTGATCTGCTTGAAACGATTAGACCAAATCCCAGGAAGATCTATATCCTGGTAAATGCTCTTGGTGCTGGTGAGTACTGGGGTTGTTTCCCAGACGGGGCGTTGGTTCAGACCTCAGCTGGGGAGAAGCCGATAGAGCAGGTAGAGGTAGGGGAACTCGTTCTGACACACAAGAATAGGCTGCGGGCCGTTACAGCTCGCAGGACTAAGCAAGCAACGGAATTGTGTGATCTGTATGTTCAAGGACTGCCGTCTCTCGCTCCTACTCTTACGGCCACGCCTAATCACGAGTTGTACGTAGTTCTACGTGATGACTTTATTCGTACAAAGCGTCGAGTGATTTGGAAAGTGGGTACGGACCAGCCAATCTCTGATAGGCGTACCGAGGCCATGAGTCAGCTGGAGTTTGATTGGGTGGCCATCTCTCAACTACGACCGGGGGATATGATCGCGGAGACGTTTCCTCTAGAGGAAGACCCTGCCGCTCTCGGTGATGAGAAGTGGAATACAACAGAAGTCGCCTTCTTGATGGGTTTGTACGCTGCAGAGGGTTGTTTGGCTTGGCGATACGGAAGAGAGGGCAGCTGCTATGAAGAACCCGAAAAGATTGTGTATGTTACCTCTATAGAGGAGACAGCTACTCATACTGAAGTAGTGCGATGTGCGGAGAAGCTGGGACATAAGGTAACCCCCAGTCCAGAGCAGGAGACGCACTCGACACGAATTGAAATCGGGTTCAAGGAACTGGCAAAGTTGTGTTCTACGCACATTGGATCACCTGCCATAGATAAGCGGCTGAGCGATGCAATTTTGCACATGCCTAGAGACTGGCAACGGGTGTTCTTTTCAGCCTACTCAGGCGGTGCTGGATGTGTCAGTCACACAAAGAAAGATGCTGGAGCGGTTCGATGTGTTTCTGCCTCGGTTGGGTTGCTACGAGATACTCGGCTACTCTTAGCTCGACTCGGCTTGGTGGCCTCGGTGAATGGCAGGCATAACACGAAAGCTACTTGGTACTCTGGCAAGCCGATCTATGAACTGTATATTGGTCACAGCCAGTTCGATGGCACTGGTTCCGCAAAAAGTTATCTACACCCAGATGGCTATATTTTGTCCGCAGTGGCTGAAGTAAGGACGTACACGTGGCAGGGCTCTGTGCATGATCTCACGGTCGCGGAGGATAAGTCGTTTGTTGTGAACGGGGTAGCAGTGCACAACAGCAATATCAACGGTGACTACTTTCCAGAAGTAGCTCTTATACATAAAGGTCCTGACTATGGTTATGAGACTTTCAGGACTGCTGGTCTGTTCAAACACCATGTGAACAAAGACATCACCCGAAGCTTTGGTAATATCATGCTATCTGCTTGGCATGATCATATGAAGAGAGTAGAGCTAGTCATAGAAGTAGATCGTGATAAAGCTCTACAGTTTGGTGCTACTGATGTCTGTGACAAGTTAGATCAGGGTATTTATCCTGACGTCAGTATGGGCTGCCTCCCGAAAGGTAGTCCTGTTTTTCGTGCTGACGGGCGTAGAGTACCTATAGAGGCAATCAAAGAGGGAGATATTGTTCTTACGCATAAGGGCAGGCCCCGGCTAGTTACGTCTACTATGGTTCGTCCACACAAAGGTCCTATCTATCACGTTAAAGCGTATGGACACCGTGATGCTCTTATGTTGACCGAGGAGCACCCACTTTGGTTAGTTCGTAAAGAGCAGATGATCTGTCACCCATCTTCCAAGACTGTAAATAAAGGACGAAAGCAGCGTATCTGTACTCCAAACAGTGCCAGTACTAAAGTAGGCTGTGCAGAGTGTTCTACTTTACCTAAGTATAGGTTTGAGTGGGTACGCACAGATGAGGTTTGTGAAGGAGATTACCTAGCGCTTCCAATCCCTAACTATAGAACAGATGTTAAGTTTACGACTGATCAAGCCAGACTTTTAGGGTACTACTTATCTGAAGGGCTCGTGCTTCGTACAAACGCTGGCAATCCTATGGCTGTTCAATTCTGTACAAATCTCTTGGAAACTGAGACTCACGAGGAATTGTATCAGCTGGGGGAGCGGTTGGGTTTGAACGTGACTGAGGAGTACGATGTAGAAGATAGCGGTAAGTACATTAGTATTTGGGATAGATCATTAGCAGAATTATGTGCTCAGCATTGTGGTGAGAAAGCACTAACAAAGAGACTATCAAGTGACTTGA